AGAAAAGCTTAGCATTGTAGGCCAAATGATAGGTAAAACAAAAAGAGTAACAGAAGCAGACATATATGATATGATGCTTTATATAAATGATAATGGCGAAAAAATAACAATAACAAAAATAGCTAAACTATTAAGCTGCACAACTAGAACCATACACCGAAACATAACCAAAGAACTTAAAGATGAAAAAGAATTATTAAATCAACAAAATGAAAAAGTACAACATTCGCAATTATGTGAGGTATAAAGATGATGTTAAAGCATCAATTAATTTAATTGAGTTTAAAGCATTTCAAGATTACACACGAGACGAACTAATTGTTACTTTCCTGCCATTGGTAGAGAACATTGCTAGGAAGTTTTCAACTTCAGATCAAGCATCAGGTGTTATGGATATTACAGATCTTATTCAAGATGGAACCCTTGGGTTAATAAGAGCAGTAGACAAAATAATTTGGGAGACAGTAACTGAATCTGACGACCCAGAAAAAACATTAAAGTCATTCCTATCAAAAAGAATAAAAGGGTCAATACGAAGAGCTATTGATATTAATAGAGGCGATATAAGAATACCAGAGCATAAGCTAAATGAAATTAGAAAAGATGAAGGTAAAGATAAAGCAATGGTAGCTATGTTTTTTAATTCTATATTCTTAAGTATTGACGAGCAAGTTAATGAAGATGATGAAAATATGATGCATCAAATTCCAGATCAATCTGAACCTTATAATATAGCTTTACTTAATATATATTTAACAAGTCTATTAAAAAAGCATTTAGATAAAAGAGAATTTGAAGTATTAAGATTAAGCTACGGACTTAATTGTGATAAACACTCTGCAAATAAAATAGCAGAAATATTAAATATAGAAGGATCAAGTGCATATGTAAGAATTTCTGAAATAAAGAAACAAGCAGTGCAAAAATTAATAGAAAATGTAGATTCTTCGCAAGTAATTGATTATCTTTGATGTATAACTAAATTAAATTAATATGAAACTACATGAAAAACTAAGTAAAATCCAAGTAGAGTTTAAATCGAAAAAAAGTAGATTTAATTCATTTGGTAAGTACAACTTCAGATCTGCTGAGGATATACTTGAAGGGCTTAAACCGTTTAATGATAAATACAATGTGTATTTTAAAATAGACGAAGAGCTAATCGCTACAGATCCTGTACCAATGTTTAAATCAGTTGCAACAATATCAGATGGAACAGATACAATATCTGCCACCGCATTAGTAGGTGTTGATTTAAATCAAAAAGGTATGCAAGTGCCACAACAATACGGCAGCGGTTCCTCGTACGGTAAAAAGTATGCTCTTGGAAATCTATTATTAATAGATGATACTGCTGATTCTGATGCTACTAACCAACACGGCAGAGCAGTAACTAAACCTAAATTAGAAGGCGTTGCCCTGGAAAAAGCAAAAGAATTTATTAAATCAGGTAAAGGAACTATAGAAGATATTAAAAAGAAATACGAAGTAGATCCTAAACTTTTAAAAACACTATAATGAAAAAGGCTCAGTTAAATGACATACTAAAAAAGCTAGAAGAAGATGAACTGTATTACGGTGATTTTGGAAAACAGTTTTTATCTAACTCTAACATAGGAACTCTTTTAACTGATCCTCTTATGTTACACCAACCTCAGCCCGCTAATCCGAACTTGGTAAAAGGAGCTTACTTCCATACATTAGTATTGGAACCAGAAAAACTGAATAGGTATAAAATTATTGATGCAAAAACCCGTAACAATAATGAATATAAAGCCTTAACTAATCCTGAAATATGTTTACTTCAACATGAAGCGGATATGCTACAAGCCTTGAATGAAACGTTAATGGCTAATGAAACGGCAAATGGCTTAATTAGGGATATAGATGTTGAGTACGAAATTCCAGGCCTTATAGAATTAGCGGGTGAATGGTGGAAATGTAAAACTGACATTAAAAATAATACTCAAGGTATTATTGTTGATCTTAAAACAAGTGGAGATATAACACGTTTTGAACAAAGTGCTCGCAACTATAACTATGATAGCCAGGCATTTATATATTCAAGTTATTTTAAAATGGATTTTATTTTCCTTGTAATAGATAAAAAAACAAAAAAAATTGGTATCTTTGACTGTTCCCCTCAGTTCCTCGAACGTGGTAAGTTTAAAGTTGAGGAAGCCGCTGAGCAGTACAGATTGTACTACAAGGATCAAAGTTTCGATCCTAAGAATTATTTTATATCAAAAACACTTTAATTAATTAAAACTAAAACTATGGCATCAATTATTAAAACGAGTATCAACTTAAACGCGATACCAAAAGACAAAATTATCGAAGGTAAAAAAGGTAAGTATTTACCTATTACAATTACTTTAAATGACGCGGTAGACAATTACGGAAATCAAGGTCCAGTAATTGTTGAGCAGTCAAAAGAAGAAAGAGAAGCGAAAGCTGATAGAGTATATCTTGGAAATGTAAAAGTTGTTTGGTCTAATGGAACAAATGTAGACGCAGCGCCAAGAGAAAATCAAGCACAACAAGGTGGTTTTCAAGCAGCTCCACCAGCTGCACAGCCACAGGATGATTTGCCATTTTAATTCTTTCATAATGTGTGTTAATAAGGGGAGTGTTGAGGAGCATTCCCTTTATTTTAATTAACTTCTAACTTTTTTACCCGATGCAAACAACGGAGATAAACGGATTTCAAATAGAACATTTTAACCAATATGATTTACCAGTAGGTAAGCCAGAAGGTATTTGTCCTATTTGTTCCGAACATAGAAAACCTGAAAATAAGAAAGCTAAATGTGCATCTTATGATTGGGAAAGAGGGCTAGGTACTTGCCATCATTGCTCTAATACATTTCAACTACACACATACCAGCGCAAAGGAAACGCTGAAAAGATCTACATCAAGCCAGAACCAATACAACCTAAAGAAGTAAGTACTAAGGTTCAAGAATGGTTTCAAAGTAGAGGAATATCAAACGATACATTAAAAGCTCTTAAAGTTACTGAAGGCAAAGAATTTATGCCTCAAACTAGCAAAGAAGAGAATGCTATTCATTTTAACTATTTTATGGGTGATGAGCTTATAAATGTAAAATACAGAGATGGACGCAAAAACTTTAAGCTTTATAAAGGTGCTGAAAAAGTTTTTTATAACATAAATGCAATAGTGGGTTATGAGTATTGCGTGATTGTAGAAGGCGAAATGGATGCTCTTAGTTTGCATGAAGCTGGTATACCAAATGTTGTATCTGTACCAAATGGAGCTACTCTTGGAACAAACAATTTAGATTATTTAGATAACTGTATAGATTACTTTACTGATAAAGAAAAAGTAATACTTGCATTAGACGGAGACGAGGCTGGTCAGGCCTTGCAAAACGAGTTTATTAGAAGACTCGGGGCTGAAGTTTGCTTTATAGCAACTTTTGATGACTGCAAAGATTCAAACGAATATTTATTAAAACATGGAAAAGAAAGTTTGGCGCAGCGTATTACCGGTGCAAAGCCAGTTCCACTCGAAGGAGTTACAACCTTCAAAGACATTGAAGATGAGATTACAGATTTTGTTAGAAATGGTTTTAAACCAGGTTACCAAGTTGGCCTTAAAAATTTTGACGATATTTTTAGTACTTATACCGGTCAGTTTATTACTGTTACTGGCATACCTAGTAGTGGAAAGTCTGATTTTGTTGATCAAATGGTTGTTGGCTATAATATGAATTATGGCTGGAAAACAGCTTTTGCTTCTCCTGAAAACGCGCCAACATATTTGCACGCCCATAAATTAATGAGAAAAGTATGGGGAGATATGCCTTCTAAGGAAGATATTGGTAGCGGCAAATGGGATCAAGTAGCAGATCACTGCAATTCAAACTTCTATCATATTGATATGGATAGATATAGCTTAGAAGGAGTGCTTAGAAAAGGCGCTGAGCTTGTTAAGCGTAAAGGAATTAAGTGTTTAGTTATTGATCCTTTTAATAAGGTTAGAGACTATGACGGCAATTCTGGTGACGTTAATGCTTATACACTTGAATACCTAACTAAGATTGAAATATTTGCAAAAAAATATGATGTTTTAGTTATTGTAGTAGCACATCCAACTAAAATGTATAAAGATGCTAATGGCAAAATTGAAGAGCCTACAATGTATAACATTAAAGGCGGTGGTGAATGGTATGATGCTTCTTATCACGGCTTATTAGTTCACAGAGACTACGAAAACAAAACAGTTAAATGTAAAGTTCTTAAAGTTAAGTTTCAAAACTTAGGAGAAAATGGTGCTGAAGCTCATTTTAAATGGGAATACAAGTCAGGCTGTTTTTTACCTATAAGAGATCCTAGTCAGTCTATTGCTGACAAAGACGCAATGCCCTGGGAGATATAATGGGTAGCGGATTAAAAAATAAAAAGAAAAACAATTTGCCTGATAATTATATTGCAAATAAAGAAGAAGCTATTGCATATAAATGGTGTCTTAAAAACAATATAAGAATAGGATTACAAGCAATTGATTATGTGCAAAATCCAGATAAATGGAAGATAGCCATAAGCATAGGTGAAAACTATAAAGCCTTTCATTTGTCACCTAGTGTATATACAAAAGACAATGTATGGCAAGAGTATTACAAAGCATGTTTATATTATTACAACAAACACAATAAATAATGAATATCCAAGAAGAGTATAACAAATTAATGTCTGAAGTTTTATATCAAGGCAAAAAGAAAAGTGATCGTACTGGCACAGGCACACTAAGTGTATTCGGCAGAACAATAAGACACGATATGAGCGAAGGCTTTCCTTTGCTTACTACAAAAAAAGTTTGGTTCAATGCTGCTTTAACAGAAATCCTATGGATTTTACAAGGTAGAACCGACATAACTTATTTGCAAGACCATAAAGTACATTATTGGGATGCTGATTACAAAAGATCAGGTAGAACAGATAATACTTTAGGCCCTGTATACGGCAAGCAATGGCGCGATTTTGGAGGCGTAGATCAGCTTAAAAACCTTTTAGCTGAGATCAAGTCTAATCCTGATTCAAGACGTCTTATAGTTAGCGCATGGAATCCAATTGAAATGGATGATATGGCATTGCCTCCTTGCCATTATGGTTTTCAAGTTTATATTAATGATGGTGTTATAGATTTAATGTGGCAACAGCGTTCTGTAGATATATTTTTAGGTTTACCTTACGATATTGCAATGTATGGATTGCTATTAGAATTTTTAGCTAAAGGCAACGGATTAAAAGCGGGTTCACTAATTGGACAACTAGGTGATTGTCATCTTTATAGCAACCATATTAAGCAAGCTTCAGAGCAATTAGAAAGATATATGCATGAGTTACCAACAATTTCAGTAGAACACGGTTTGTATCTTGACAATGATGCTATCTTTATGCCTGTGCATAATTCTGTATCTTTAAATAATTATAAATCACACCCCTCAATCTTAGCGCCGTTATCGGTAGGGTAAAAACAAATTGTTATGTATCATATATATCACATACCTGGTAAAAAAATCGGAGTTACACGTAATCTTGAATTAAGGGTTACTCAAGCTCAAGGTTACAATTCCAACGAATATGAAGTTGTCGAATCTTCCGACGATATACACTATGTGTCTAAAAGAGAAATAGCTTTACAGAAGGCTTATGGATATAAAGTGGACAGACAATTATATAAAGACTTAATAAAGAAAAAATCAAATCAAATGAAAATTAATGTAACCGAACAAACTACAACTTTCCCTTTTCCTAAAGAAAAATTAAAAGGCAATCTAATGGATAACATTGGAATGAAATGGGAAACATCTTTTGGAGAATTTCAATTAACTACTGAATCAATTAGATGGATTGAACATAATTCTGTAGTTTCAATGTATGACAAACAACGTTCTTTTGTATATAATAAAGCATTTCATGAAGCATTTACTGAAAATTTTGCAGAAAGCACGCCTAATATATATGACGATATACGTTTATGGGCTGCTGCAAAGGGAATATATACTAAGGGTGATAGTAAAACGCAATATATAAAGCTTTTAGAAGAGGTTGGTGAATTAGCTAAAGCTATACTTGAAAAAGATAAACCTGAAATTATTGATGCTATTGGCGATTGCGTAGTTGTTCTTACAAACTTAGCTAAGCTTGAAGATCTTAAAATTGAAGATTGTGTACAATCAGCATACAATGTAATTCAGAATAGAAAAGGCAAAATGATTAACGGAACATTTGTAAAAGAATCTTAATATGACTAAGAAAGAAATTACATTTCGCGATCCAGTTATAGAAAGCGTTGTAGATAAGTTTGTTGAGCGATCTAATGTTGGCTTTAAAAAGTATGGCGTTACTCTTGATCAAGATCCTGGTGATCTTAATGTTTGGATGACACACTTACAAGAAGAGCTTATGGATGCTGTTAATTATATTGAAAAGCTTAAACGTGTTACTACAGAAGTTTTACAAGATAAACTTGTAGAAAAATATGAAGCGTCTCATGACGGTCATATGTTAGACAATGATGACTTATGGCAATAAAAAGAAGAAGTAAAAAAAGAGGACCAGTAAGAGCAAAGAAAGTATCATTTGATGGTATTGATTTTGCATCAGGTCTTGAAAAGTATATGTATATGGCTTTAAAAAAAGCTAAAATACGATCTAAATATGAAGGAGAAACATTTGTATTGTTAAATGGTTTTCATTTTGAAAACGAAGTTTATGAAAGACAATCAAATAGCAAAGGAGATTATGTGAATAGAGGAAGCAAAAGAATATTGCCAATTAAATATACTCCTGACTTTATAGGTGACGATTTTATAATAGAAACAAAAGGTAGAGCAAACGAATCATTTCCAATGCGATGGAAGCTGTTTAAAAAATTAGTATCAGAACAATTTCCTAACATTACTTTATATAAACCACAAAATCAAACTGAATGCGACAGAACGGTGCAATTGATCCTGGAAAAGCGAAGAAGCTAGCTAGGCAAAAATATTCTCAGCGCCAGATTGACAAATGGGTTAAATGGAGTTGGGAAATAAAAGGTAAAATTAAATGGAGGGAGCTTGTTGAAATGCAAGATAAATATAAAATAAAAGTAGAATAATGGGAAATTGGGAATTAACTATTGGATTATATCCTGGCGTATTGTTAGGAATTAGAACATATCCGCAACCTGAATCATCGCTGCATGTTTTATATTTACCATTCATAGATATATGTATAGAGATCTTTAAAGATGAATAACGATAAATCATCCGCTATTGAATGGTGGGTAGACGATATGCTTGAAGAAATGAAAGCAATAAAAAATAAGGGGGTTACTAAAAAAGACCTCCTTTTATATCTAGACTCGTGGGAGTCAACATTAAAAACAATTAAAAATATAACAAAAGACTAATGGGATTATTTACACCAAGAATTGAATACAAACCTTTTGAATATCCAATATACTTTACTGAAGGCTGGCTAAAACAAGCCCAAGCGTTTTGGTTGCATACTGAGATTAGTATGTCAGGTGATGTTAAAGATTGGAACGAAAGGTTAACGTTAGAAGAAAAAAGTTTAGTAGGTAATATACTATTAGGTTTTGCGCAAACAGAATGCGCTGTGTCAGATTACTGGACACAAAAAGTGGTTGGATGGTTCCCTAAACATGAAATACAACAAATGGCAATGATATTCGGTTCGCAAGAAACAATTCATGCTGTTGCTTATTCTTATTTAAATGAAACACTTGGACTGGAAGATTTTAAAGCTTTTTTACAAGATGAAGCTACAATGGACAGATTTAACGCGCTCGTTTCTTATGAAGGTAATGATACTCGTGGTATTGCTAAGTCTTTGGCCATATTTTCTGCTTTTGCTGAGGGCGTTTCTCTTTACTCTGCTTTTGCTGTACTATATAGTTTTCAACTTAGAAATCTTCTTAAAGGTATAGGCCAGCAAATGAAATGGAGTGTAAGGGATGAGTCTTTACACAGCAGAATGGGTTGTCAGCTATTTAGACACATGTGTGAAGAAGATAAAGAATTATTAAACAATTGCAGAGAAGATGTTGTAGTTGCGGCGGAATCAATGCTAAACGCTGAAGAAAATTATATTGACAAAATGTTTGAAGCAGGAGACGTTGAAGGAATTAAAGCTTACGATCTCAAGCAATTTATTAGAAAAAGACTTAACGAAAAGCTCGTTGAACTTGGATACGTCGACCTTGGGTCCTACTTTGCATTTGACGAAAAAGGATCAAAAAACCTCGACTGGTTCTATCACCTTACAGGTGGCGTTACTCACACTGATTTTTTTGCTACTCGTCCAACAGATTATAGCAAAGCGGGTGAAGGAGAAGATTTTGAAGATATATGGTAAATTAAATTAAATAATATGAAAGGTGAAAAACAAAGTAGACAGGATCTGCTAGAAAAAAAAGTACAAGCATTAATAAATGTAGTACAACAATTATTAAGTGAAAACACTTATTTAAAAGATCTATCTGTAGGCACTTTGGAGGCAATTAAATTAATGCCTGGTTATGAAGAAGCTATAGAGCAGTTAAAAGAAAAGATAAAAGAAGAATCAGAAACTAAATTAGATCTAGGAAATGACGTGGAATAATGATTGGGTAAAAGGAGTTGATTACCCTACGTGGGGAAATACAGAAGTATACAAAAAAACAATATCTGGTGGATATTTAATGATTGGCGAAACGCCAAAAGACGCTTATATGCGAGTAGCAAATACTGTTGCAAAGCGGTTATATAAGCCAGAATTGGCAGATAAGTTCTTTCAGTACATATGGAAGGGCTGGTTGAATTTAGCTTCTCCAGTGCTCTCTAACACGGGCACAGATAGAGGTTTACCTATATCATGCTTTGGTATTGATGTTGGGGATAGCATACAAGAAATTGGTGCTAAAAATTTAGAGATGATGTTATTGGCTAAACACGGCGGGGGAGTTGGTATCGGAATTAATATGATTCGTCCTGCTGGAGCTAAAATAACAGGAAATGGCACATCAGATGGGGTCGTACCCTTTTGCAAAATATATGACTCCACAATTCTTGCAACTAATCAGGGATCAGTTAGACGCGGAGCAGCTAGTGTTAATATTAACATTGATCACGATGATTTCGAAGAATGGCTTGAAATTAGAGAACCAAAAGGTGATGTTAATAGACAATCCCTTAATTTACACCAGTGCGCGGTTATTGGTGATAAATTTATGCGAAAGCTTGAAGAAGGAGATTCAACAGCTAGAAGAAAATGGAGCAGACTCTTGCAAAAACGAAAAGCTACAGGAGAACCTTACATTTTGTTTAAAGGAAATACAAACAAGAGCAACCCCGAAGCGTATAAGAAAAACGGATTAAAAGTGCATATGACTAATATCTGTAGTGAAATAGCTTTGCACACGGATGAGAACCATAGTTTTGTATGTTGCTTGTCCTCATTAAATCTTACAAAATATGAAGAGTGGAAAGATACTAACCTTATTTATGACGCAATTTGGTTTCTTGATGGAGTACTTGAAGAGTTTATTCAAAAGGCTAAAGGCCTTAAAGGATTTGAAAACTCAGTTCGTTCTGCGGAAAAAGGAAGAGCGCTTGGTCTTGGAGTCCTTGGGTGGCACACTTACCTCCAGCAAAATGGAATACCTTTCGAAGGGCTTCAAGCTCAGTTTGAGACTAGGAGAATATTTAGCCAGATTAAAATCGAAAGTGAAAGGGCTTCGCGTGCACTCGCCGAGGTATACGGAGAACCTCTTTGGTGTCGTGATACTGGATATAGGAATACTCACCTTAGGGCTATTGCACCTACTGTATCAAATAGTAAATTATCTGGTAATGTGTCTCCAGGTATTGAGCCTTGGGCTGCTAATGTTTTTACGGAGCAATCTGCAAAAGGTACGTTTATTAGAAAGAATAAAGAACTTATTAAAGTTTTAAAGAAAGTAGGAATTGATACAGAGGAAACCTGGAACAAAATACTTGAAGATGGAGGAAGTATTCAAGATATAAATAGTTTAGATGATTGGGGATATATTAATAAAAAATTAGTATATTTACCTGATGTGTCTGAGCAAGATATGATGAATGGATATGATGCTGTTAAAGATGTATTTAAAACGTTCAAAGAAATAAATCAGTTGGAATTAGTTAATCAAGCTGGTATACGCCAACAATATATAGACCAGTCGGTCAGTTTAAATCTTGCCTTCCCAAGTATTGCTACACCAAAGTGGATTAATCAAGTTCACTTTGAAGCATGGAAGAAAGGAGTAAAAACATTGTACTACACAAGAACAGAATCTGTGTTACGAGGAGATGTTGCTGCTAAAGCAATGGATCCAGATTGCTTATCCTGCGACGGGTAGTATAATACTTAGTTAGTTTAGTTAGTTATATTAAAAAAGGGGAGGCCGTGAAGCTTCCCCTTTTTCGGTTACAGGAACGATTGGGTATGGTGCCCATTTTATTTTGTTCCTTTCTTTTTAACAGGTACACAATTAGGTACACGTTTTTGTCCTTTCATTTTAAAACCTATTGCTTCATATCCTGACCAGCAAGCTTTTACTTTTTTCTTTTTCATTATTTTCTACCTTTTCTTGTTTTACCTTTTGCTGCATCTGGTAAATCGCCAATTTGATTCCCAACTTCTTTAATAGCAGCACCTACATCGGCTAACTCTTCTTTAATTCTTCCTAAACGATGCATGGTTTGTTCTTTTACCTTAGCTGCTTTATCTTCAATAGCATCAGGTATAAAGTCTTTATCGGCATCTTTAATTTTGCCTAAGTGCATAAAGCCTAATACAATGTTTAATAATATTGATAATCCTAAAATAATAATTAATGGTTCCATAGTTAGTTGTTTTTATTTATTAAAGTTTTTTCTTTTTTAATCCAGACCCAAATCCTTTCTTTTTCAACCCTCTTTTAGGGGATGATTTTTTTGATTTATTTTTCGCTGCTTCTATTTCCGGATCTTTTAATCCTAAATCCCAAGTGTTATAACCCATAAACAACGCTGTTCTTTGCCAAGCCTCCGCGTCTTGCTGCGTCATTGCTTTAATATTTGATGCTTTAGTAACAATTCTATCTAAAGGAATATTAAAAGCTGCAGAAGCTAAGTTACCAGCTATACCATAATAAGGGTGGTTTGGATTATCATAACCTATTTTATCAAGTATTTTTTTGTTGAACTTGTAATTTTCCATTGCCCCGTAAATTTTACGAGCTTTAATTCCAACAGCTGGCGATATGTTTAGCAGTTCTAAAATAACCTTCCCATTTTGCCCAGTAAATCCTTTATCATTTTCACGCATCCATGCAATTGTTGCATTTTTAAGAGTAGACAAAGCCGCACCACCAATACCAGAACCTCTTAAGGCACTATCTAAAACAGTATTAATAGCCCTAAATGTTTTGTTGTCAATTTTTAGTTCATCTTTTTCTTCTTCGTCATCAGTAAAAAATGCTGCAAATAATGCGCTTTGTAAAAATGAAAATATACTGTTTTGAATTGCTCCATAATAAACAAGTCTTGATACATTTGCTTTAAAACTACCCCTTTTGTTTATTATATCTAAAACAGCTTTCTTTTGCAAGCGGGTCATTTGCATAGTAGTGTTTTGGAATGCTAAGAATATTCTTCCAATAACGCTTACTTGTTGATTAGATAATAAATCTTGTCTTGAAGACTGTTGCGTTCTTTCAGCTAATTCTTGAAAGTCTAAAAAAGCTTCTTCTTTAGCTTTAGCTTCAGTCATTCCCTCTTTAATATACTTTTGTTCTCTATTATATAAAAATGGCGCTCCACCTGTTGCTATTGCAATGTTGTCTCCATATTTAGTAAGTGAAAATCCTTTTTCTAAGATATAAGCTAATAAAGCTTTGTTTTTATTTTTGCTGCCTTCTAACCTAGCAACAAGCTCAGACTCGTTTATATCTGTTTTTAATCCTTGTCTACGCTCCTTCATCCAGTCAGAGTTAAATATCTTAACCCAGTATCTAGCATATTCTTTAGGCTTCGTAGCTATAAACTTTCCTTGAGCAAAAATATTGTTGTCTTCCCAGTTTGTAAAGTTGACAATAGAGAGTTGTTGCAGCAAAGCTGAACGCATGTTAAAGAACATGGTTGTAGCAACAGATCCCCTAACCCAGTTCAAATAAGTATTGGCCATTTTGTTAGTACCAATCTCTCTTGCTCTTCCTTTTTCAATGCGATAAAGCATATCCTCTAAAGCATTTCTTAAGTTAGGCCCGTAAGCTGCTTCAATTTTATTTATATTATCTTTTGAAAATATAATATTTGCATTTGTAATATATTCTTCAAATATTCTTGCTCTACCAATTTTACTCAGTATTTCCTGCAAGTCCATTTCAATAGTGCTAGCAGTCCAAGCATCCTCAGGTTGTAGCCAACTTTCTTTTTTGTTTGGAACAGATATAAGTTCTTCTGCAAATTTTAATAAATCTTTATCTTTTAAAACAGCATTTATTAAAGCTTTTTTATCTGCCGCGTTTATTCCCGGTATATCATATCCAAGTCTTGTCCACATAAACACTCTTACAGCGGCATCATTTGTGTAGTATTTATAATCACTTTCTTTTCTAAGCTTTTTATTAATACCTTTGTTAGCTTTTATTAAGTTGTGGTATCCTTGTTTTACAAACTGTCTTTCTTTATTTAAATCAAAGTTCGCTCTTGCTAAAGGTTTTAATAACTTTTCTTCAAAAAATGCCATATCAGCATCTCCTTGCTTTCCAGTGCCTAAAAAGTTGTAAAGTAATCCAACAAGATCATCCGCTGAAGGCGGTACAAAAATCTTACCTTTACCTTTCTTAGCTCCTTGTAATTTTGCGGTAGCTTCAGAAATAGTTTCAGTAGCAAGAATACCTTTTTTACGCTCTATCATTTCATTGATAGTCGTATTCATTGAACTAATTGTTTTTTTGCTTGACTTTATTGACTCATCTTTATTAAGCTGCTCTTCAGCCATTGCCATAATAGCCTTTAAAGAGCTATTAGACACAAGAGACATATTTGACAAAGGTATACTTTGGTCTAACTTCATAAATATCCTGATTGGTCCAGAATACAATTTTTCTTGGCCTTTCTTTTGTGAGCTAGAGGAAGTCATTCTAGCCGTTATTTTTGTATTAAAATTAAATGCAGGGATTGGTAAGTTTAGGGGGTTGTTCCCGGTATGGAATAATCCTATATTACCTACTTGTATATAATCAACACCTTTGTCTAAGTAAAATTCAGAAATTAAATTATTAGGTATATTAATTTCTGTTTTAGAATTTGAAATAGTAAATCCAACTTTATTTTGTAAACCTTCGTTCCTAAGTTGAGAATAAACATATTCAGGAAGTTTTGGAGGAAAAACTTTTAAATCGTAATTTTTAGCGTTTGAACCTAAAATTTCCTTTGCTCTTTTAATATAATTATATCTAGCTTCTTTATTTTTATTTAAATATTCAGCTATTTTTTTATTAACAGGTGATTCTTTTGTAAATTCTATTTCGCCATTTTCTTTTAATTTTGCAGTAAAAGAACCCATTAAAGCATTTTCATTAAGCTTTAGCTCAAAGTTTATTTTGGTGCCTAAAATATCTAAAGTAAGGTCACCTTGTCCTTGATTAGAACTTCCTCCTTGATTAGGATTATAAATTATAGATATTTTACCTTCTAATTCAGGGTTTTTAGATATAATTTTTTTAACAACTTCTTCAAATTTTATTCCTTGATTTGAGGCTTCTATGTCGGACATTTCTTGTATTGCGCCTAGCATGTCATTAATTCTGTCATGAATAAGCCGCCCTTCCTCTTTAGGTAGTGAAGCTATATAGTCATTATATTTTTGACCATCTATGCCAACTTTTATAACTAATTTTCTTGCGTTGTTAAACTTTTTAGAAAATTTAGCGCTATTGCTTTCAAATTCAACTTTTTTAGAAAACTTAACTATACCTCTATCAATATCTTTAGCAATTTGCTGGCCTTCTACTTCTGAAATAATTATGCCATATAAATCAGCTCTTTCTTTAATAGTTTTAGTTAAATCACCATTATTTAATAAATCATCTTTAAGAATTTCAAACCCTTTTTCAGCGGCTATTTGCCTTGCTATAGATGCTACTGGATTTTGCTTTGCTTTATTTCTTAATGCTCCGTCTTGAAAATGATAATCTACAAATTCGTTTTCTTTTACAATTTCTTTTATTTTAGGATTTCTTTTAATAAACTCAGGACCAGAAGTCATCCCGCGGCCTGCAGCATTGTCTCTATCAATTTTAAGTTTATCGCCCTTACTGTCAATCCAATCGTATTTATACGTGTTAATTTTAGTAGGAGCAACCCATTCTCTATTGACTCTTTTAAGTATACCTTTTCTAAAAAATGGATGTTTAGATAAAAATGTTGTAGTTAAATTATCAAGTAAAGTTTCTCTATTGCTAATTAAAAAGCTATCTAACCCTTCTGATTTAATAAATTTAACAAGATCTTTTTCTAAAAAATCGGACAAGTCCTTTTTAAGATCAGCTATAAAAGGAGTTATTGTTCTATTTTTAGTAGTTTCAATATCAAACTTTTTAATATTTAGAGCAATACCTTTTTTTAAGGCATTGTTCATAGCCTCGTCTAGCTCATTGTTAAAAGTTATTTGCTCAGATATTAACTTCTTTTTTGTTTTTGGCTTTTCTTTTGCAATTTCCTCTGAAGCTAATATTGCGTCTTCTGCTGTTTCTGTAGCGGTAACATCTTTAACTTCAGCAACGTCAGATTTAAAAGTACTTGCTTCGTCTTTGCCTAAAAGCTGGTTTGCGATTGTTATACTTCTTGCCGCTAAATACTTATTTATATATGCAGCCAATGGCACGCCTTCGTTTTCTTGCGGGTTGTATTTTAAAGCTAATCCCATAACCCCATACGTAGGGTCGTCTAATATGCCTGTAACTAAATCTTCTTTATAAGTCGTAAAACCAGGCCTATCTCTGTATTTTTCAGCAATTTTTTTGGCCATTGGTTTATACTCGTCCATTATTTCATATATACCTGCAATGCCTTGCTCGTCGTATATTTTTTGAACTTTGTCAGAAGCTAATTCTCTAGACGAAGATTTTACAACCTCTTCAATTTCGGCTTTTTTATTTGAAATTAATTCTCCCTCTACTTGTCCTTGAACTACATTTTTTAATGTTTTAATTCCTCTACCGGACTTATATATTTTATTGTAGTCTTTTATAAAATTAAATACATCTTCACCTGTATTGAATTTTACGTTTTTAATATTTGATGTATTAAATATTCTATTAAAGAAATCTTTAAGCTTTTCAAATATTGTAGCTTTAGAGTCTATATCGCCTCTTGTAAGGGACTCGGATAATAACGGCATGGTTTCCTCCCACATGTTCTCTAAAGCAGACTTAGCTTTGGTTGAAAACTCATCTTCAGATATTTCGTTTTTTTCTAGTTGCGAATTTAATTGGTTTATTTTATCTTCATATTGAAGCTCATAGCTTTCAAATCTTTTTGAAAACTCAGTGCCCATAAACCCGTCTCCAGCAATCTCTTCTACAAAATCTTTTAAGTTTTGCCCAAGAGCAATATTTCCTGGTATAAGGTTTTTTAATACAGAATGAAGCACCTCGTGTTGCGCCGTGGTAGCTACTCCTGAATCAAAAGATATTTCTTTGTTTATATATATTTCTTGTGTGCCATCTTTTTTTTGCACTATAAATCCAAAGTCATCAGAAAGTTTTTTTGCTTCTGCTTCTGATTTACCTTGATTTTTTAATTCTTCTTCAAGTTCCGCTGTTGTATTAAAATCTTTTACAACCGTTTTTAACTCGGGTAGTTGCTCTGTTATTTTTTTAGCTTGAGCAATATCTTTTTCTCCAAGCTCAGTTATTTTTGATTTTACAGCAACGTCTTGTATTTTTTTATTTATTTCTTCTACCCTAGCTTTTTCTTCAACAACTAAATTTGGATCCGCTTCAGAAATAATTTTTTCTAAAGATTTTTTTTCTATTATAAGATTTAATGCCTCTACTTTAGCGTCTCCCTTTATAAATGAAGGAATCTTAACATTAGCGTTTCTAACTTCAGCAACTGCTTCCAATTGCTGCTCTTTCTCTACTGCAGATAAAACATTAGATTGTTTAATTTCTTTTATTGCTAAATCCAAATAATTTGAAGTAGCCTCTTCATTAAAATTAGCTGCTATTTTTTTAGCAGTATTTATGCTTTCTCTAAATGTTGCTTTAGACCCGCCTGCAGCAAACGGAAACAATGCTCCAATTACACCACCTGAAACGGCGGACTCTTTTATTTCTTCTATATTAATATATTTAAAAGGATCATCAACGCTTGCTCCTTTACCTAATTGACTTGAAGCGGTTTGAAATGATTCTGTTAAAAATTCAACAAAACCAGATTTTGTAATATTTTCAACGCTTCCCTGCAAGGTTTTAGATTTTATATATTTTTTAAATCCATCGTTTACAAGGCTTGTTATTCCTTTTTTTGCTGCTTCTTTGCCAAATATTCCTTTTGCTATAGTGCTTGCTCCAATATATTCTAAAGCAGAATTTCCTATACCTACAGCTAATGCATTTTCAAAACTTCCTCCCCCTTTTTCAGAAGCTTCTAAAATATTTTCAGGAGTTCTTAAAGCGTTTAAAGCGGAATCATATTCTTCTTGAGTAATTTCTTTTTTCTTTAATTGCTCTTTTAACGCTGGATTTAATTTATTGTTTTCAATATAAGCGTCAATGTTGTCAAAATACGACGTGCCAAATTCCTGCGCAAAAGTACCAACCCCATATGTAAGCGCTGCTAAAGGAAGCTGCAGTGCTTGCTCTGAGGCTAACAAAAGAATGTCGTCGAGAGTTACATTCCCATCAGTAAGACTTGCTTGTCTAAATGCTTGCTGAATTTTTTCTTCCTCTTTTACATTTACAACTTTGCTTAAAGCATCTTTTTTTAATTCTAATATTTTATTTTCATAAAATTTTTTGGCCTCTTTTACAGTGCCGCTTTTGCCTCCAGAAACAATACCCTGTCTAGGCATTTCTGTGCCCCCAAACGAAACAACTTCGTTTTCATTTATAGGTAAATTATTTAATTCATCTTGTAAATTATTTATATTTTCAAGAATACCAGCTGCTATAGATTTTTCTACACTGCCTTTTATTTGTCTAGCCCCTTTTTTTAGGCCCTCTTCCATAGTTTCGCCTTTAGTATAATTATCATCTAAAGGTCCAAGTCCTAACTCTGTTTTTCTAGTATAATTTGTAGCCTTAAGAGATAAAACTTCTCCTAAAGTATTTAATAATAATGCGTTTCTTTCTTGTGCGGTTTGATTTGAATTCCACCCTGCCTGAACTACGTTATCTATAAATGCATTATATTCATTATTAGCCTTATCAAAGCCTTCTTGTGTGGTTAAATCATACTTATTAGATAATTGATCTCTTTTAATATTTATTTCCTTAGAATAAGCCTTAATAATGTCTGCAGGCAAGTCTTGAGACAAATATTTATCCGCAGCTATAGCCATGCCATAAATTTCTTGGCGCTTTGTTTCTTGCATTTCGTCGCTAGTAATTTCAACATCTACTAACGCTTGATTTAACTTACTTTTTAAAATTGTTTTATCAATTCTAGGAGCTAATAAATCTATTTTAGCTTCCCTCAAGGCGGTCATCCTGGCTGGATCTTCTTGATTTTCTTTAAATATTGCGTATTCTTTATCGTAGTTTTCGTTTATTTTTTTAGTTTCAAAATCTTTAACATCTAATTTTTTAAGATTTAATGTTTTTAATATTGAATTAACATTGCCTCTTGAAAAGTCGCCATTTGTAGAAGATATTCTATTTCTTACGGAATATGGTAAGCTCTTTTTTTCTTCTAAGCTAATTTCTTCTAATTCCAAAGAACCATCTTCCAATGTAGAATCCGTACCTTCTGCTTGAACTTCGGGTGCTGCAGTTCCCGCCACAGGCGCACCCTGTCCCTGGCTTGTTGTCTTTCCCGGCTCTTCACTTTTGGTAACTATGCCGGCTTTGGCAATATATTCTTCAACACTTAAATTTGATTTCTGTGCTGCACTTTGAATTTGCTCCAAAGTAATTGGGCGACCGTTATATTCGTACATTATTGTATTTTATTTTTAATTATTAAAAGATAGGTAAAGTAGAATTATTTTTTAAAAAATAACCTTTAGCTTTTAATTTATTTGCCGCAGTGTAACCCTGGTTATCTAGCCATTCATTAAATAGTCTTTCTTTTTCCGCGGGATCTGTAAGATCAAATAAGTCAGAGGGGTATGCGTTTCCTTTTCCATCGGTTTTAGTAATTGTTACTTGTTTAGGATTGCCTCTATCTAAAGGATCAACACTAGCTAGCGCTTCTTTAAAATTTGTATTTTTCTTTAAAAGAGCATATGGATTAAAAATAAAAGCATCTATTTCATTTTTTATAGTAGGATCAACTTTGTTATCAGTATCAGTATCAGTATCACCTTTATCAGTTTTAACTTCTTTTAGAGGAGAAGTGGCTACATAGTAAACTTTTTTATCGCCTTCACCATAAGAATCAAACTGTTCGTTTATTCCTTCAGAAGCTACTTTTGTAAACAATCTTTGCAATTCAGCATTTTGAGCATCAGCAGTAGGGAATGCTTTTATAAACTCATTTATATTAGCTTGATCGCCATTTAATTGATTTTTAAATACAGCATTTTGTTGCATAGGAGGTAATGTTTGAAACCCAGCTACACCTGCTTTAACTTCTTTATCTATTAATTTATTAATTGCTGAATAATTTATTTCTTCAATAGAGCCTTCTACTAGTTTTTTTCCTATAATTTTTCCTGTAGCATCTTTTACATTAGCGGATATTCTTTTAAATTCCATGTCTTTAGTTATACCAGGTAATAATTTTCCTTTATCATCTGTTATAAGCTTAGTAGATGAATTAATTATTTCTTCTTTTAGTTGCGGTATAGAATATAATAATTCGCCGCCAGATCCTAAGTAATCAACAGAATTAAAGCCTGTTACAGACCACTGGCTCTCTCCAACTTTTCCTTTAGCATCTAATGTTATAGAATTAGTTTTAGGATCATACGCAAGATTATAATCAGCATCTGATTGACCTGATATAAAACCTAAAAGACCTTGATTGTTTTTAATAGATTCATCATCTGATCCATTAATACCAAAAGTAGTATTTATATCTGTAACTTTCATTTCAGACCATGCAGAGCCTTCTTCTTGTATTTGTTTTACAAATTCACCTGTACTTAATAAAAAATTATCTACATTAGAAATTGTTTTAAGCAATTCAGCTCTAGCCGCGGGGTCAGATTCTTGATATAAAGCTATTTTAGCATCTGCAGCTTCTTTTAATCGCTCGTCTATAATTGGGTTTAATCTTTCGTTAAAGGTAGTTTTAGGTATGTTAGCCTTAAAATTAGCCGCTCTAGAATTAGCTTCTAGCTCTAGTTCGGTTTTCATTTTTTGCATACGAGCCGTTTCTGCGTCTCTTTCTTTTCTAAGACGCTCTTGGTTTGATGCATACTTTTCAAGACCACCAGCAATGCTTTGTCCAAAAGATGCAAAGCCTTGTGCTATTATTTCTCCTGATCTATCAGTGATTATTTCCGGACTTTTATAACTCATTTTTTTTTAATTAAAAACCTGTAAATATTGGTGCTGTAATTGATGTATTTGATCTTTGTGTTACTGGACCACCACCGCTAACTGTAGAAACTTTTGCTAGTGGAGCTCTTGGAGATGGCGCAGCCGCCGCAGAACCTAAATAAGCACCAGCTATATTTCCAATGCCACTCATTGCTCCTGAAAAAGCAGAAGCTCTATTTTGATTTGCTTGAGCAATATCAGCTCTTGATTGAGATTGTTGCCCGGATAATCTATCCAATGTAGCCATATCCCTCTGCTCTTGAGCCCCAAACATAAATTGTTGTCCTGCAGCTTCAGACTGTTGTATTCTTTGAGCTTCACTCATTTGAACACCTTGAAGCCTTTGCTGTTCGGATATTTTCATTTGTTGCAATTGATTTTCCCCTTGAGCTCTTAATTTTTCGTTTTGCGACTCTTGTTGTTCAATACTTGCGGCTACCCCTCTTTTACTTTGTAAAGCGGCTTGGGCTAATGCGGTGGCACCACCTGCTCCAGAACCAGTGGCTCTAATGGTATCAAGTGTATTTGCTAAAGCAATATCAGCTTCTTCAATTTGTATTTGAGCAGCTTGTGTAGCAACGCCTAAGTTTTCAAATGGATTACTCATAAGACCACTAAGATCCTGAGCCATACCACTAATATCTGTTACTCCAGCATATGGATTAACTATTGGCTGTCTATTTTTTTCTAATGCAGTTATTTTAGCATTTAACCTGTTCTTTTCATAAGTTGCGGCTCTGGCTTGTTTTTTGGCTTTTCCGCCTCCTATAAGTCCTCCTATAAGATTTATTCCTGCCCCTATAGCGGCGACTCCTAGTGCTCCAATTGGCATATTTATATTTTTTTAATTAATAACTTGATACTACAAATTTTGATCCAACGCTCCATAATTCTTTTGCTCCTCCAACATCTGTTATTGCATCTGTTGAAAAAGTAACAGTAGCAAAATATCCTTTAATACCAGACATTTCATTACCCCAAACAACTTCACCATCTCTTGGCGTACTATTGTTTATTAAGTTTGCAAAGTATTTATTTTCTATTCTGTCAAATCCAAGTCTATATACAACTCCACCATCGTTGTACGTTTGACTATAGCTAGGTACTTGAGCAGTCTTATCATCATAGCTAACCCAGCCATTATTTACATAATCATATCTTTGAGCGTCTGACTTAAAACTTGTAACTTGCCAGCCATTATCACCTTCATAGTTTACTGTTTGGAAGTTTTTAGATACAGAGGAATTTTCGTTAAATATAAAAGTTATATTTGACGGCGCGTAAGAACCATAGAAATAACCTCTATTATTACCGTTATAGTTTGTGTAATGCTCGTATATAGAACCATTTTTAAAACTATAAAACTTATTCTTAAGGCTTCCTATAGCTGTAGGCTTATAAGTATAAAAACTATTCCAACCATTCACTAACTCATCAAAAGTTAAAGTTGCATAGTTAGAAGCGTTATCAGTATTTTCTTGCCAAGCAGGTGTTTTCTGCAAAGATAAAGTGTAGTTTTTATTGTAAATATCATAGCCACCTATGATTTTACCTGACTCACCTACACTGCTTAAATTGTCTCTAAAGTAATCAGACATCCCGTATCCAGATATTTCAGTTAATCCATCAACTGATAATCTTAATATAGCGTTTCTATCTTTATCTGCAAAATACTTTTGATAACCATATACAGCAAAACTTTCTGGGTTTCTACTTATACCAAAGTTACCAGCGTAAGGAACTATTTGTCCTATTACTAACTGCGTTGATGTTACGGCCGCATTTCCTTCAGCAGAGTATATAGCGTCTTTATCTATTAAAGCTCTACTAACTTTGTTTTCTTGAAACACTATTAGGTTTGTATCTTCAGCATAAAGCTTTTGTATTGATCCATTAGCTGGATCTGTGGCTTTAGTTATACTCTCACCTACTGAAAATTGATTTGTATTATTAACACCAGTTCTTGAATTAAATATACCTGAGTATATTAAAGCGTTAGAACGATGTTGTTGTTGAGATTCATTTTCAACTAGGTATGCTTTTACACCTAAATCTACTTGTGTATTATTATAACCACCTCTAATTCTAGATTCTTCAATAAACCAGTTATTGTCTCCAGCTGTAGCAGTTCCAGGAAAAGCGTTTTGATACGGGTAACCGTTTGGCCAAACAACCCCACCACTTGAATTGCGAACCTGTTTTAACCAAAACGAATTAAAGTATGATACTTCTATTGATGCTGCCATAATTTATAATCACTTATTTTTGTAGATATTTAACAACTACATTCGCTTGCGCCAGTCACGTCTTGAGTACCTCTTTTTTGAGGATCAATATCGTAAACATCGTAGCAATTGCTAAAGACTCTAATGTTTTCTCCCTTGTTTAAGTTGTCTAAAGATTTAACATATAACTCTTGAGATGAACTATAACAAGCTGGTTTTAATATATAGTAGTTATATACTGGAGGACAATATCTTTCGCCTGTAACAGTAAATCCTATACCTCCACTAACTGGGTTAGTAACAAGACCATCTATAGTATAGTAAAATCCATCTAATCCTAAAACTTGATCATCATCAACTAAACCTGGTTGTTGCGCTGTGGTTTGTGTAGATCTAAATCCTGATTGCCCAGTTTCACATTTCTTCAAACCATAGTATGTAGTAACATCAGTAACGCCGTATTCCACAGAAACTCTATAATCAGATAGTGCTTTAACGTTGTTAAAAGTATATGAAACAGTTCCGCTAAATCCAGAAGATTTTGTTTGTGTATCTAAAATAACATCATCTTCTATAAATTTATATGTAGTTGTGTAAAGTAAACTACTATTTAACAATATAACGTTTGCTGTCATTGTGTTGTTAGCAGGAACATCAAAAATTCTAGTGTCCTGTACGCCGTTTGGCGCTGGGCCTTGAAGTGTTTGATAAAATTTATTAAATTGTTCCCATTCTAACACCCACTCTCCAGCATGCGGAGTAGTTAAGTTAAAGTACCTTGTTGTAACTTGTAAGTCGCCAAATGTAACTTTTAATTCGCATGGATCAGAAGTTAATCCTCCAGCATCTTCTAAATTGACTGTTATTTGATAATTACCTTCTTGTTCTGCTGTTCCGTTAGGATTTGTCAAAACACCAGATGTTTCATTTATAACAAATAAATTATTGTTTTCTATAGCTTCTCCGTTATAACTAACGCTTGATATACTCCACGTTAATCCTTGTGTTGAGTCCACTAAAGAACCATTGTTTCCTTGAAAAGTGTAAATAGTCCAAGGATCGTTTAAATCTACTCTGTTTAATAATTCTGTCACACAGTTAGTTATTGTTGGAGCCACATTTTGAACTGAACCTGTAAATTGTAATTGCTCTGTCGTTCCGCCTATTACATCTTGACAGTTAATTGTAAAAGTAAAAGATCTATTTCTTAAATCATAAGATGAGTTAGATCCATAATAAAACAAACTATTTGTAGCTATATCAAATTGATAAGCTGAGTTAGGTGTTTTAGATAATGTAAATTCATTAGTTCTATTTACTCCATTGCCATCAATAACAGAAGCAAAACTAAAGTTTACTTGAGTTGTTATAGGGACATTACTGCTGTCTTCCGTGAAAGCTCCAGTAACTATTTTAGTGCCGGACGCCATACCTTCGTTTTGATTATAACCATTATTTAAGTTAATAAAATAAGGTCCAACAAATCCAGAGTTTATAGCTTGATTTAATTCTGATATTAAACCAGTTGTACTGGTCTCCCAGTATATATCAAGCAATGAAACAACAGGTGAAGTTTCATAGATACCTAAAGTTATATTATATGTAGCACTACCAACAACGCCTATAGATTGCTGCGTACTTATTCTACCTATAAGTGGATTAGTTTCACTTTGATAAAATTCAGGATATACTAAATCTACTCCTTGTGTTTCATTATAGTTAGTATCGTTTACTGTGGATATTGAAACTACAGTATCAGATAATATACCAGGTTTGTATTGTTTGTTTAAAGTAGAATCCAAAGGATCTGGTGTTACTCTACCAAATATTTGCACACTACTTCTATATTGCCTTTGATCAGGACCAACCTCAGATAAATCCCTTGGAATTTTATTTATATTATCGTTTATTAGTACGATGTTAGCTGTTTGATCAACCTCAGTGTTAAAATTAGTAGTGCCATTCGGATAACCGTTTAATATACCAGGCAAAAACACATTGTAATAATCCTGCTCTTGTTGTCTAACAACTACTTTATATGAATACCAACCTAATGGATTAGTTTCGCTATATAAACCAGGATAACCTTCTATATTTAAATTAGAAGGTATTGGAGAATTAAATAAAACTCTTAATGCGTAACCTGGCCAACTTAATATATCTGATAGATTTCCATTAAAATAAGGTAAGTATATAGTTGACCCACCGTATTGTATTCCTTCTTCATTTTCTCCTGTATCTTTTGAAGATAAAACAACAGAAGATTGTCTACCAAATTTATCAGATAAAACAATACCAACTTGATAGTTTCTATTTTGTTTTGTAGTGTGGTTAGGATATTCTACTTGACTGTCTTGTAGCTTTAAAGAATAACCAACGCCATAATCTATGGACTTAGGTGGTGACATTCTATCGTAAAAGTTACCATACATTACCCTGTTTCCTGAAACCTCTTGAGCTAAAGCCCTAACTGGTACTATATCATAAACTCTAGTGCCTTGATCAGCTGGCAGCGTCTTATACGGCTTTGTAGATATGTAGGTAAAATTGTAAACCTTCTTGTTTACATTAGACTTCATTTTATTAACTACAGAGTTTACAGGAATAGACTCAACAACTTTTATATTTGTTGTATCTGATTCTCTGTATATTATTTCTAATTCACTTATATGTAAATCAGTTTCTGGATTTTCAGTTTGAAAAGGTATATTTAAACCTATTTGTGTTACGTTGTTTTCTACAAACTGTACTATAGTACTTCTATAAGCTTCGTCTTGATCACCATCTAAAAAATAACCTTGTTGCTTAGGTATAAAACATGTTTGTGTAAATGGAGCCATTAAAGAATATTCTCCATCATCAAACTTATATCTATAACTAAATCTTACGAATTTATCTTGTAAAAAATTAGGATCACCAGCCCAGCTAGCATTGTAATCAGGGTTTGGTGTAGTACCATCAGGCATAAACTCTTGAGCAGGATTTATCATTGTAGATTCTAATGGTAATCCTTGAGCTATATTAACCAGCTTTATTGCTTCTAGTGGCGCTGGTTTTGCTACAGAAATAGTGTCTTCACTAGAATAGTAAGTTGGACTTAAGCTACTGTTAGGATTAGCTAAGTCAACATTTATTTTTCTTGGTTGATTTCTATTATCAGTAAAGAATAAAAGATCTTCAAGTATGTTTACACCAATTATAGGATTGTTTTTAGCAAAGTTTAAAAATCTACCTTGAACAAGTTTAGTGTATATTTTTGTAGAAGTGTTGTATCTTGATACGATACAGTTTGCATTTGATGGCGCAAAATTAGATATACCACTAACTGAAGTATCGGTATAGTCTGTTAAAAACAAGTATATATTATTCGTAGCGTTATCAGTTAAAAAACCTATAACATCTATATTTGGTATATTTAATACAGTAGAAGATATAACAGAATTACCCAAAATATTTTCTAAAGCACCAACATCAGAACCTTCCGATCTACTTATAGATATATTTTGAGCATTTCTATATTCTCCAGGAGGAACAAGTCTGTCGTCCAGGTCCTTGTTCATCTTGGCTTTTATAAAATTATTTTTAATTTCAGCCATTTAATTAATGTTTAATCCACTTAGACTTACCTCGCATTTGCTGTATTACTTCACTAAGCTTTATATTTGATAATCTTATTTTAGTGTTTCTAAGTTCAGCAGATCTTTCTCTTTTAAATCTTTGTACTACGTATTCTGGTTGATTAGCGCGAGTAGAAAGTATGCTATACATAAGATGTTTGTACATAGCTTCCTCGGCCATTTTAGGAACTTTAGTGTCCATGTCATAAGCTAAACCATCTGAAATATATTCTAATATAACTAACGCTCCAACTAAATCGCTTGAAAAAGATATTTTACCTTCTCTTGGGTTTAATGTAAAGTAGCCATTTATATTTGCGTTTTGAGGATCAAGACCATACGCTCTACCAAAGAAGTTTCCATCGTCCCACCAGTAGTTTTCACCATCTAATCCTTCGTTATAATCTTCTAATGAAGCTATATTGTTTATTTTCTTACTACTTGCTGTGCTCCATCTTTCTTCTATTTGAGAAGATCCTTGTAAGTTTTCTTCGTAATTGTCCTGAATAGGTATACCGTTATTATCTTGAACAGGTGTAGTATATGGATTACTAGTGAGTTGTGTTGGAAATATTTGATGTTTTACACCTAATTGATCTACCCAAGAAACTTTAACGTAGTTAACGTAATCTTGTGGTAAAGGCAAACTTAAACTAGGTGGTATACTTAATTCTTGAGATTTAATACTTTTTAATGTATCGTAACTAAACTCTTGTAAACCTCTTTTAGCGTGAAATATAACATCAGTTCTTTTAACATCAGATATTAACTTACCTGCACCAACGTAAGCAACCAAAAAGTTATTTATAATATCATTTAAAGTTACATACTCATATCCACCATAATTATTTTCAACAGCGTCACCATAAGCATCTTCGTCCCCGTAATTACCACCATCGTTACTTTTTAACTGTATGACAACGTAACTACCAGCTGGTAAAGCTACAGCTAAATTTATTGTGTTATCTACAACAGTGTAAGCTTGTATGTATTCGTTAAAAGTTCCAGGAAGTCCACTCGTGCTAAAATATAAGACAAAGTTATTTAAACCATAGTCAGTAGCATTAGGACTATAATTACCAAAAACTAAATCAGTGTTAAATGTAGAAACAAAAGAAGTTTGTCCTGCGGTAGTAGTAAAACTCTGTGATCCAGCGTAGTATTGACTATTTGTTTCGGTTATCAAACCGTTATTTGGTTTAGACATAATCTATTAGCTTTTTTTATTTACTTCTTCTGCCTGCGCTTGTTGAGCTGCTATTTGTATAACTTGAGGATCGTTTATAACAATACCCATATATAAAAGTATATTTGTTATTACGTTTGTTTGCTCTACAGCGTCTAATTCAAAGTTTGTAGAAGAAGATGGATTATATATGTAAGGACCAGAAGTCCAAGTACCACCACCTAATTGTTGATATGCCCAAGTAACATTTTGTGGTTTTCTAACATAAGTTACACTTATATCAGCAGAATTTGTTATAGTTTTTGGATAAACATATATTCGAGGTAAACTTGTTGTAGACCCGTCCTCGTATACATATATAGGATAAGTTGTAGTTGGCTTTGTAAGCTTAGACATGTTTATGTTCAGTAGTTCATTTCTTTGCACTCTCTGAAGCTCTTTTTCGTCTTTATATATTACAGTACCTATTCTATGTAAATTACTAGGTGGCATAAAATATCCACCAGCATTATATGAACAATTTCCAATTGTTTTAAAAATGGAGATATTGTTATCTATATTTTTTTGTCTGTCAGCATATTCGCTGTCAGCTTGCGGCACACGTAGTTGTTGATTAAGATCTTCAAAGTACTTTTCAAATATTTCTAATTGAACTTGTGTACCTATCTTATTAAACTCATCAGGTGTTACATAACCCCTTTGTTCTTTATTGAGTATTAATAGAACTGTTTTGTAAACTGTATCTACGTTTATTGCCATTTTATTTTTTATTATAATATAGGGGTGAAATTAATCACCCCATATATTAATATTACGTACTATTTGAATTTTTTCTCTATAGACTTGAAGATTTCTACACCTTCATCTGTCTTAAAGAAAGCAGCCATAGCTGAATATGGGTTTTCATCAAAAGGAACAGTCATTAGTTTAGCGTTGTTTGTACCCCACATAAACGTTCTTTGATCTTGTGATAATTTTATAATACCAGCTTCAGATGCTTTAATTGCAAAGTTTCTTAGCTGTACGTTTTCATCGTTAGCTAATTCAATAAACAATCCTGGATTTCTTCTTGCAAATAATAATAAATCTCTTCTAATTTCCTTAGAGCTCATTCCTGAAACAGCAGATCCAATTTCAACTCTTAAAATAGCTTCAGCTTGATCAATATCTATTTCTCTTGCGGCTACTAAAGCATCAATTTGAATATCTAAGTCTTCTAATTCGTTATTAGCTGTTAAAACAGCATCAAATTCAGCATACTTAATATTTAAACCTGGATGGTAAAGAGATAATAATTTTTGTAAGTTTTGTTTTTCTTTTGGTACAAATAAAGTACCATTTTTAAACATGATGTGCCCTAATGTTGCCTCGCCTTTTTGTTCGTCTACAAAAGGAGAGTTTTGATTAGTTGCAAATCTAATTTCTTTTTGATCACCAGTTTCTTTGTTAAACCATAGCAATGGGTATCTTGACGTATGTCTTGATGGTAAAGTAAACGTTAAAGGGCTGTGTGCCCCAGTTAAATAATACGTTCTATCTTTTATTTCCCAAGCAGGCTTAGCAGGTGCTTTTGGTGTTTCTTTTTTGGGTTGTTCAACAACCATAGTTTCTTCAAATACTTCTTCTGTAGAAGCGGTAGCTTTTTTAGCCATAATATAATAAGATTAAATAGTTTATAAAAGTAAAAATTACCCCCGAAGTTACATCGAGGGTAATAATTACAAGTTGTTGTTATGCAGATGCAGTAAACAACACGAAGTTGTTAGCTGCTTGAACTACTAAACATCTTTCAGAAAGGAAGTGTACTTCCATTGCATCAAGATCAGAAGTGTAAGCTCCACCTACAGAACCAGTGATCCAAGATTTCATTCTTCTGTCGTCAGCTTGAGAAGCTCTATAACGTACGTGTAAGAATGGTCTTCTGATATTTGTTCCTAAGATTTGATCGTATACTGTAGAAGTTCCAGCAGGTACTAATACACCATCAATACCAGATCCTACTTGTCCAGCTCCGTTAGAAGCACCACGAGTGGAAGCATCGTTTAAGTATTTCCAGTCAGTCTTATAGAAATCGTAAGAACCTCTTCTGAATCCAGTGAAACCTAAGTTTAACGCCATTTCAGCAGAGTTTTCAAACAATCCATAAGCAGTACCTCCATTAGCTCCAGCAGATAAACCAGCAAGCATATCGTCAAAATCTAAAGAAGTTTGTCTGTTTAAGAATAACATGTTTTCTTCAATTGCTCCTTGAGTATCTAAGTTTTTCAAGATGCTATCAAAGTCAGCTAATCCAGAAGCTGCAGTAAAGTTGTTTAATACGTTACCTCTTGATTGTACAGCTGCGAATAAACCTTCAGTACCTTTGATACCTTCAACAGTATCTAGTGTAGAAGCTCCAGAAACTAATTCTCCTTCAACTACAGACATTTCTAAGTAATCTTCAAAACGTAAACGAGTTTCAGATTCAGCTTTTAAATACCATAAGTATCCAGAAGCACCGTCTTCAGTAGCAACTTCAACCCATCCAATTTGAGCAGTATCAGATCCAGAGATAGCATATTTCTCTTTGATAATGATTGGAGAGTTAGAGAACTGAGTGAAAGAAGGCGTTACAGACTTAATATCAGCATCTGTAGTTCCTTTTTTGTATTCAGAACCATAAACGAAGATTTTAAGCGCTCCAGCAGTTCCAGATAAAGCAGCCATATCAGCAGCAGTATAAGGTTTTACTGTAATAGTAGCTAATGTAGAAGAAGTGTTAACGCTATCTGTTACAAAAACTTTTAAGTCTTGTCCTGTTGCAGGATCAATAACTACTAATGTTTGGTTTTTAGAGATAACGTTTTGTACAAAGCTTGGGCCAGCTGTAGCATTCAAAGCGAATGTTAAAGTTGTATCAGTTGCTTTTGTAACGCTATCATAAGCGATATGTAATCTGTTTTGCTCAGACCATACGATTTGATCAGAAGACATTGGCATTTCAGCACCAACCATTTTTAAGAAACCAGATAAAGTTCTATTTCCATAGCGCTCTACTTCTGCCTCATAAATCTCAGGTAAGTATTGTTGTGCGAAATCATTTCCAGATCCGTCTGTAAAGTTTAAATAATTGCTCTCAAGAAGTTGTTGTTTCTGAGATGGTTTAATTGACCCATAAACGGGTGCGACTACTGCCATAATAAATTTTTTTAATTGTTAAATTTCTTTGTTTTAATTTTAAGTTTTGAAGAATCAAGACCGCTAATTGCTTTAACTTTTAATCCATTAATAAATACATCCCCCGCTGTTGTTTGTCTAGGCGTTGTAGATGGATTTTTAGAATTAGTAACAACTTCTTTTACTGCATCGGATTTTCCTTGCTCATAAAAGTGTGCTGCTATTTTGTCAATGTTCTCAGCGGCATACATAGCTTTGTGATAACCTTTTGTATCTACAACTTCACCATCATCATTTAAGAACTTCTTAATTAGGTTATTGATGTTTGATTGGTTTTCAGCTACTCGTTCAACGTTTTGAATGCCATACCTAAATTTCTTTTCTCCTACATTGATGTCAAAACCTTTGAAATCATCAGAAAAAAGTTTTTGGGTATCAGCTTTAAATTTCTCATGTTGCTGAGCCGCCATACTTTGCTCTTCGTTATATCGGTTGAAAAAGTCCATTGCTTTCTGTTGCTCTTGGGTAACACCAGGTCTCAACTTGATTTCCTCGTAATATTTACCTTTAATAGTTTCCAGATAGTCTTTGGCTTTTGCAACTTCTTCTTTAAAAGCGAGTTTTCTTTTTCTTACATCTCGCTCGTCGTCAAGTTCTTCATCATAGCTAAAGTTGTCTTCCATAAGGAATTGTATTTCTTCAGCATCTAAATGAGGTCTTGTTTTTTTATAGTATTCTTTAAGTAATGTATTGTTATCTACATTTGTGTAATCAGCATTTAACCTAACATAGTCTTCAACCGTTCCACCAGTCTCTTCCATAAAAGAAACTAATTTTTCAATGTTCTCCGGTAACGCTCTTCCTGTTTCTTTTGATTCAGCAATTGCTTCCTGTACGTCTTCGGTTAATTTTTGTGTTTCTTCAACAACTTCTTCATCAGTTATTTCTTGAATAACTACTGGCTCTTCTTCAACAACCTCTTTGGCAACGACTTTTTGTTCTTCGTTTCCTTCGACCACTTCTTGCAATCCCAATTCGGGTTGTTCTGTGCGTAACACGCTTTCATCTGCGACTTGCTCTTGAATGGCATCTTCTTCTTTTTTAGGTGTTAAATCAACTTTAGTAACATTGCTATTACTATTTAGTTTTTTCATTGCAGGTTTTTTCTTTTGCAATTTGAAATCCCCTTCTTGTTTTACTGTTTCTGACATGATATGATAATATAAAATTAATTAGTGTTTTTATCTAGGCGTGAACTGCTCTAGATTAAATCCTCCAAGGCCGTCGTTTCCTTGTGATTCAAAATCTTTAGGTAATAAATCATTTTTTCTTTGATCTATTAATTCAGACTGTTGTGTTGCTTGTATTTTTGTTCTTTTATCTTTGCGATCTTCAACTTCAGCAATTTTACCAGCTTCTGCATTAGCTTTTATTTGAGCTAATTGCATTTGATAATTAAATTCTTCTGCCATAAGCTCTCTTTTAATTTGAGCTTCTGTTTGCATTCTTTGTATTTCAAATTGAGATTTAGCTTGTTCAACATTAACTTTTTCTTGTGTAAGAGCTTGTTGTTTTTGAACTTCAGCAAACGCAGCTTTTTCAGCGGTTTCAGCATTTGCTTGCGCTTGAGCCTGTATATTAGCAAGTTGCGCAGCTTCCATTGCAGCTTGCTTCTTTTTTCTTTTTAATTTAAGTAATTGATTTGCAAGCTTTAAGTTTTTAATTTGTCTTATATCTATTGCGTCTTCTAAATCAATACCGCCAGATTGTAATGCTATTTGAATATTTTGTTCTACCTGTGCTTTTTCTTCGTCATCAGGTTCTAATTCTAAATAAATTCCAAAGTCATGCAGATTTAAATTCTTTATTTCTTTTAAAGTTTCAACATTAAAAGTAGATATACTATTAGCTAATGAGTTTGATGTTAATTCAAAATCTAAGCAATCAGCAATTCTAAGAGATATGTTTTCACAAGCCCTAAGAGTTAAATATAAACTTGACTGTAATATATGTCTTGTGGCAACATTGGACTGATTAGCAGCCATCTTTTGTAGCCCTAGTAAAGCATCTTTATCTGGATTACTTCCATCTCTTGCTTCATTTAATCCGGTCACATCTCTTATCATTTGTAGATAATAGTTGTATGTATTAATTAGTGAAGCTATTTTGCCTTGGCCAGATGATGAAGATAATTCTTGAACAGGAACTTTACCTCTATTCATATCCCCGTCTTGAGTAAGCGATCTACCTACTACACTACCAGTTTGGAAATACATATTTAATGCTTCCGCTGGATTATAGTTTGTTCCATTACCAAGATCAACTTCAGCTAAACCATCCATATCTAAGAATACACCGTCTGGCACTATTCTTGACATTACTTGCTGTAGCTTTAAATGCGTTAATTGAATCATATCAGCAAAGCCTGTAACTTTACTAACTATAGATTCAATCCTACCTTTATACATTCTAGGAGCTGTAATAGCATAACTCATTTCTACTTTAGTAGTATCAGCATATGGCCTAGTCATGTTTTCCGCTAGCTTCCATTCTAGCATAGTATTATTCCCTAATACTTTTGCTCCAGAATATAATACCTCTATTGTTCTGGATACTTTTTGGAAGTTATCATTTTCAGGCGGATTAAAACTATCATCTTTTTGAATAGTTTTTTCTAATCCAAATTCTGTTTGCTTTATTTTAAATACTTGATTTGAATATGTTTTATATTCAAAGTATAAAACTTGAACAGTATTTTCATCATAATTGCCCCAGCCAGTTATATACTGATTGTTGCCGGGCATGTTTTGAATATTTTTTAATTCCTCTTCTGTTATATTAGGAAATTGCTTTTTAAGTTCTGGTATAGTAATTGCTTTTACTTCACCAACATAATATATATCTTCAAAGTTTGGATCTTCTGTATATGAATAAACCATATAAGCAGGATCAACATAATCCACAACAATGCCGTTAGCTTTATTAAAAGAAGTTTTAACAGCGGCAATACCTAATACCGTGAGATCATAATTTAATCTTCTTCTTACTAGATCATACTTATTTGCTGCTAATACATTATTAATAGCTTCTTCTTCTGCAATTTCAACAGATTGCTTGTAGCTAAGCTGCATATGTAATTCAAGCTCTTCTCTTGTTTCCGGTAATTCATTAGCCGATAAAGATGAATTAGCAAAGTTACCACCAGTTATTTGATTAGCCTTTTGTATTAAATCTTGAGTATACATATCACGCATTACTGCTAATGCATAATTTGTTCTTTTCTTTAAAGACTCTGGATCTTGTGAAAAAGCTTTTATATCATATGTCTTTTGTGACATACCATTAACTACAATATCTACAAACTTAGATATAACCGGTACTGGTTTCCAATCTAAATTAAGATAAGACAAATCGCCATTAATAGCAAGCTCATCTTTGTACTTTTGTATTGATTGTTCACCTCTAGCGTATAATCTTAATTGATGAAAGCTATTATAATTAGTTTGATACCTATTAGCATTAGTCCTTCCTTGGTCAAACCATTCCTGTTCAATGGCTCTAGCCACTTGAATACCATACTCTAATGATGCTTTTTCTGCATCGCTAACCACTTGGCTTGGAAAGGAACTATTGGTATTTGTGTATATGTTCATTTATATTATAATTTTTGAGGTACTACCATCATTATTGTATCTTTTTAAACCTAGATTAACAGGCTGTCTTTCTATTCTATTAACAGGAACGTATCTATGTCTATTGCAAGCCATTAAAGCTAAACCAGAACTAATAGATGCATCATGACTTGTTCTATTGTTTATGTTAAATCTAGCCCAATCTTCTAAGGTTCTTTGAAAATACATATCTCCATAACCAGTATCTGATAAACCTATAAATTGTTCAACATAAGTTTCTATAGCAGCAGCATGTGCTTGCTTAATATCTTCACTAGAGTTTGGTATTCCACCTATTTCTTTTTCAGTAACAGATAGTTTATTCCAAATCTTGTCAGGTCTATTCATTGAAAAACCTCTATAGCCTCTTCTTTTAAAATGATATAAAAGTCTTGGCTTGTTATTTTCAGCTAGTATTGGCATACTATAAAATACACACGCCATTAAAACATCTTCAAAAAATATTTCCGCTGTTTGTGGTCTAGCTATATATTCTAAAAAGAAATGATTAGGAGGTACATCTTCCATAGAAAACTTAGTTAAACCATGCAAAGAACCATTAGATCCTCTTTGGTCAACTGTACCTGATATATCATAACTATCACAACCAAATGCACCAAGGTGTTCATTACCCGGCCATTTAGTACCATTCTTTATTATCACTTGGTTTTGAAGATGTTTAGCTGGAACCCAAGTTATTTTAAACCTTCCATCTTTATGGGGATTAAATATTACTCTTGTATCAGGCATCCCATTCTCCCAAGCGAAACTACCAGTAGTTACAATTGCAGTATTTCTAAGGTCTTCATTGTAATCTATTTGTTGATATATTTTTGTAAGGTTAAACAATGATTGCTTAGCCTCATCTCTAAATGCGTGTTGCTCAGTTCTTGGAAACTGACGATACATTTCATTTAATCCATCTTGATCGTTTTTTAAACCATCAACTTCATTTTGCCAATGCTCTATTACACCATATTCAATTAAAGAGCCATCTGCTGCTTTAACCGGCTTGTCTGGAGTATCGAATACAGGTATTCCATAAGTATCAATGAATCCTTCGTAGTTCCATTCCATAGGTATGAACAGAGAATATAATCCTGAACTAGTCTGTCCATTGCGGTTTCTCTTGGAAACGTCGGAGTCATAATATAATCTTTTAAAATTCTCTCCACCTTTAGCTAAAGCATTAGAAGTAGATCCCATCATACATTTGCCTATAATCCTACTACCTAACCTTAATGTTGTTTTTGTTACCCTCCAGTTATTTAATATATTATCTGGTCTTTCCCATTTACCACTTTCATCGTGAACTAATAATTTTAGTTTTTCACCGTCGTACGAGTTGTCCCCTGTGTTTTTCCAGTCGATCGTGGTGTCAAGCCCTTGTAAATCGTTTTTGGCTGTGGAAACCTTATCAACGGACTTTCTGGTAATTTTAGACGCGGGTACGCGGTAGGCGAGCTCGGTCTTCGGTCTATCCATTCCGTCCTGAATTGGTTTGAAGAAGAAAGGATAGTTGATTGATATAGGTACCACCTTATCTGTAAACATTTTCTTAGCATCTGCTCCTGATTTAGATAAGATCCCGAATCTCGCATCAGAAGATATTGTTGCCATATTAACTGCTGTTCCGCTGGCCATGAAGCTAAAACCGGACCTCCTATTCTTAAGGTAGCACATTCCGAAACACCTGCTATCTGCTGTGCAGGCTTCCCAGAAGATGAAGAAAAGCCTATTTGCTTCGCGAAAATCTGGCTGTCCAACATCAATCTTGGTCCACTGCAAGTACATGTAGTGATTACCAGTAATATAAGTAGGAACACCTTTGTTGTAAAACGAAAAACCTTTTTCCCTATATTCAAACTCTTGATCAATATACTCATACCATTTGTTTTTAAAGTGATCAGGATAAGCGTCCCATTCAAAAATTGTTTTAATCTTTGATAATTCTGTTGGAATTTTATGAGACTCCCAATACTGATCTAATTTATTTTCAGATCTTAAATAAGCTTTATCTATGTAAGGCAAAGCTATTTTTAATCCTTGTATTTCATATATTTCTCCAATCTTTCCAGTCTTGCTTATAACAACAACATCGTGCTCTTTGTTATATCCATACTCCCATTTGTTATACCTATTTTGTATTTTAATGGTTTTAGACTTAATGTGATTAGGCAGTATTTTGTATAGTGTTTGCTCGTACATTACTTAGATCTACCTTCAGCAAAACCTCTGAAATTTTTTTGTGGTGTATCAGCAGATTCATCATTTAACAATTGTTCTTCTTGTTCAATACGTGAAAGTATTTCAAAAGCATCAAATATTGCTAATTTTTTTGTAGCAGCAGCATTTTTTAATCTATCAGCTGATATATCATCATCCGAGTCAACTATTTTTTCTCTAGCTACTTTTATTAATTCCTCAACTGCTCGTTGCCCAGCTAGGATTATATTCTTCTTCGTTTCCTTGGTATTCATATTTAATTACAATATCATTAGATTTCATACAGTATAATTTCTTGTCATCAACCACAAATTCAAATTCCCCGCCTGGAGTATAACCAATAAGGTCCCCAGGATTGATTCCTAGCGCTTGTAAGGAACTATTACCGTATTTAAGTATACCAATAAGCTTTTGCTCTTTTTCAAGAGAGAAGCTGTCTTTATTTTTAATTGGAATAACAAAGCATCTGTCGTTAAATGCTTTCCATTTTTTTGGTTTTCCATATAAATATATCTGATCTGGTGCAACAAAATATAATCCATCAATAAACATTGATCTACTATCTTTTTGATTACCTTTCATATCGTAGAATCTTCTAAAAACATTATGGTGTATTACAATTATATCACCAACACTTATTCCTGTATCATACGCTAATGGCGTAGCTACAACTTCTGCAAAATTATTTACAGATTTAAATGTTTCTATTGATGAGTTTGTAATTAATGTTTTATCCCCTACTTTTTTCTCATTATCATAGCGCTTCCCAACTGGCTTCACAATGAAGTCGTAAATACTTCTCATTAGTACTCGAGATCATACTCAACAGATATTGCCATGTTGGAATTAAACTTCTTCCATGGCATTACCTCGTTGCTTTTCTTTATGTGAATGTTATAAGAGCTATCTTCTTCGTCGAATAATATATAGGCTATTTCGTGACCACCATAAACAGATTGACCAACAGCATAATGCATTGCGTCGTTCTTGTAGTCAGAGCCTATACTTATTTTTCTTATAACAGAAGCCATTACTCTTCTTCTTTAACTATTTCAGTATAAGTGCCAGTTTCTATATCAATAGTTATGGCTCCATACTCTTTCTCAAGTTCAGCTTTAAAAGCTTCAATTTCTTCGTTTAGTCCAGCTTGTTTATGTAATAAAGCATGCTTTTGAACTTCTACAAAACCAATATCTTTTAAAATATCAGTCAAGTTTTTTTGCTGTTCTTGGATTTTTGTTAATTGCTCTTTTGTAATTTCTTGTACTTTTTTCATTTAATTTAATTTGATTTAATTAATCGTTATTTATTTTCTTTAACAGCTGATCCAAAGTAGTATCCAAATATTGACAATGCTACCCCTTCAACGATTCCTAGCAAATGTATAAAAATTTCTTTATTCGATTGCGGTACTTCTGTAGTAACTACTGTATAAACTAAAAAAGCAAATGCTGCTAATCCTATAATACCTGTTAAAGACATCATCCAGTCTGAGCCGCCAGCCTTAACTATAGCAGCCTCTCTTTTTCTAGCAGAATCCCTATCTTCTACTTCTAATCTATAAAGTTCTACTAATCTATCGTGAGCTTCAGCTTTTTGATCATCGCTAAGATCTGGATCTTTATCTATTAAATTTTTTACTACGCCTAAAAGACCTTTATCTGGAAGCACATCGCCTACTACATCTATAATAGTAGAACCAGCGCCGAGTAAAAATTTACCCAGCCCGGTTTCTTTAAAAGGCTTTTTATCTTTAGGCATAACTAGTTAAACTTTACGTTCTGTACGCTATAAGTTTTTGTTTTAGCCCATTTAGCACCTTTTGCGCCTTGTTTTTCTTTTTGAGATAAAGATACTGTGTCAAATTTTCTTTCTTTTTTTATCTCTTTAACTTTTCTACCTTTTTTAACATCTCCGGCCGGAGCTGCATATCCTCTAGGTACAGTTTTCTTTTTAGCTGTAATGGTTACTTCCATATCCGGCTTTGCAGACGCAGACGCTTCAGAAGCACTCATTCTGCCTCCATCTTTGGTGTTGTCTTTTTTTCCTTTATTAATCATACTTAAAGGACTACTGTGTTTCATTTTAAACGCCATAATTATTTTGTTTTATACTATATTTTTATTATTTGTTTTTTTATTGTTTACAGCAACTTTGTTCATTAAATCCAAAAGCTCGTTGTCACTGTAATATTCTAAAAATGGCTTGTCAAATCGCTTAGACATACTTCTTAACTCAGGTAAATCTTTTTTGCTCCAAAACTTATTAGGATTAACATTATTGTCAATTCTTAATTCCATTAATTTGGAATATGTTTCTTCTGGATTGTTATAATATGGATCTTCAGTTTTAGTCTTTATTACCTCTTTAATTTTATTTATTTGCGGAATAGCTCTTGCGGAATGAGCGGTTTCGTGAAATTTAGTTCCGGATCTACCGGTAAATTTATTTATAACTCTTTCTGTTAAAGAAGGTTCCGAGAACATGGTATGATCTTCCGGACTGTAAGCTCCTGAAGCTGGTCCTAACTCGGGATCAATATCTCTCAAATATTTTTCTTTACTAACTATTTTTGTAGAAGTCATATTATCGCTTTGGTTTTTTAACTTACCTCCGCCTAATTGGTCATTAAATCTTCCAGTTGCTAATCTTGACTTATTCCATTCATTTATTTTATTTATTGATTCAGAGTTAGCTTTTGGTGAGCTTTGTTTTTTAGTATCATCACCAGGCCCTTCATTAATCAAACTAAATGGACTTGAATTTTTTAATTTAAATGCCATAGTTATTTTGTTTTAGATCTATTATAAGCTTCTTTTTCCCAAGGAAGATTTTTAGCGCCTTCTTTCATTTGCGCCCTTGAATATTTTTTACCTTTCCAAAAAACTGCACTGTCGTTATAATCTAAGTCGCCTCTTTGCATTTGATCAAGATGAACTTTTTCATGTTTTATAACATCATTTATTTGTTTTTCGTCTGTTATATTTTTGTTTACTAATATACTACCATTTTTATTAGCTTTACCTAATATATCATTACCTAAGTCGGTTTTGTATATTGGTGTATTATCAATAAAATATGGAGGATTATTTAGTTTGAACGCCATTATAAGGAAACATATTATTTAAAGCTTCTTTTCTTTTTTGGCAACCACAAGGAATATTAAGACCCTCTGACACTTTATCAACTACGGTTTTAATACCAGTTGCTGTAGTGATCTTTTCTATAGTGTCACCTAAACCTTTGGATTCCATTACTTTGAGCAGTGCTTACTCATCCAAGAACCTTTCATTTGCATTGGAGAGTTGTTCATTTTAGCAGGTGATCCATACATAGACATTGGACTATCGTCTTTCATTCCTGCTTGAGCATCTTTTGCATAGTTTTTTCTAGCTGATGCAGTAAGTGATTGGTTGCTTGCTTCCTTAACGTCGTAAGCTGTTTTTTTACTAATGTTTGGCATAATATTTATTTTATTTATTAATTAACATTTCCATCTACGCCTAGCGGCACAAATTCTTTTATCTGGTGTTTTTGAACAATCTATATTATGCATATTCATTTGACCCTTAGATCTAGCGCAATAGCTTTTTTTACGAGCACCCCCTCCTGGCTGTGGAGCTTTTAAATCACCGCCTGTTTCTTTGTTGTAAGCTTTACGCCCAGCCTCTGTCATTCCAGCGCCTTCTTTGGCAGTAAGGAAGTGTCTTCCTTTGCCTTTAGTTGTTTTCTTAAGCTTATTAAGAGGAGAGTTTTGTATATACGCCATTATATAATTTTATAAGTTGTTTTGCCATTAAGCTTATAAGCTTTTAATATTCTTCTTCTATTTTCATCAATAGAGACATAACTAACATGAACCCAATCAGGATTTTTATTGTCTCCAAATTCCCAGATTAATTGATCAAAATCTAAATTATCTTTAATATATTCGAACATTTGAGCATTAGTCTTATAACCAAATGTATCGTCAATATCAATAGCTCTACCTTCACAATGTTGAGATTTAACACTTCCACCTATAGCTGAATTTAATTCTTTACATCTGTAAAATGAATTAATCTTAATAGGTCCTTTAACCCATTCTCTAAGCGGTTCAAAAACTAGTTCAGCAATAACCTGCATATTAACCAAGTGATATGGCTCAGGAGTATTATCTATACCGCGTCTTAAAGCGGTCCTTGAATAATTACCTTCTTTATCAGATATGTGCTTACTAATCATTTTACTTTTTCTTATACAAGTGATACCACTTATTAACAGTATACCCTATAGTAACTACTAATAGCATGATCTTCAATACAGGCTCGATGCTTGTCATAGAAACTAATAAAGATATTGCGTTAATTATGTACAGCTTAATATCAGCCCCTGCCATTTCCCTTAGCATAAGTCTTAGACGTAATAGGTCCCTCTGAATAAGGAACATCTGCCATATTAACTTTCATACCATTTTTTCCGCTGCTAGAACCTTTACCCATTGGAAAACCAGTGGTATCTAACGGCCCATCCCATAAAGCATTAGCCCCCGTTGTGCCATGAGCTTCTATTTTACTTACAGCTGGTGTTATAGTTTTTTTCATAATATTTTTTATTAGTTTAATCATTATTCTTTATACCCTTCGGTTCTAGCTTTAATAACATCAGCTCTAGTGATTTTACCATCACCAGTTTGATCTTTAAAAAACAAAGGTGTTCTATTACCTAAAGACATTTGTCTTTGTTCAACATCACCGTAAAGACCTTGAGCAGCTGTTTGCGCTGTACTGTTAAAAACAGGTTTTGCATTACCTAATGTATTACTAGGTGCTGGCGGAACAACTGTTTGCTGCATTGGCATGCCAGTCATTGGGTCTATCATTTGTTCGTTTGGATTGTACATATTATCTATCTTTATCTTTATTTACATTATTAATTGCAGTCTTAAGAACCGTATCCATATAGGTATTACCCTTCATTATTTTGTTTCTTCTGTGACTTGTAGGTATATCTTCTTCACCAAGCATAATACGATACATTCTACTTATAAGCTGTTTGCACTTAAATGAAACTTTATATATATGATATTTTTGAGTGGTATGGTTTCTTTTTCTCCAAACCGTAATCCACCCTTCTTTCAATAGTCTGTTCCAGCGCTTGTTATCCCAGCTATAAGCATACGTACCGATTTTATAATCTTGCTTAGTAAAAAAACCCATGCAATCAAAGTAGATCAGTAATTCTAAATCCGCATCATTTAAGTTGTTGTTTCTACTAGCCCATTGTCTTATTATTCGATAATGTTTTAACAGGTTAAGTTCTCGAACATCTCCTGCTTCTAGCCTTTTCATAGAACAACAACTACATCTTGTAATTTTATAATATGGTAAATATTTTTTTCTACCTCTATTTTATGTCCGGCATGACGATCATAATAAATTTGATCACCTTCTTTTATACCAGCTGTTTCATCACCTACAGAAATTACATTAGCCATAATATACCTAATGTCTTCCCTTTGGTTCTCGGCAAGAAGTAAACCACCTTTTGTTTCAGTAGTACCTTCTTTTACTTTTTCTATTATTAAGTTTCTACCTATTGCTTTCATTCGTTACCCTTAAGTTATTAATTACACAATCCGTAGATAAAATAGTTGTAGCAACTGAAGCTGCATTTCTAAGCGCACTTTTAGTAACCAGTAATGGATCAATAATCCCGTGTTTGATCATATTAACTTTTTTACCAGTTATTACATTTAGACCAATTCCTTTGCCTCTAAGAGATTCTTGATACTCTATACCTGCATTTTCTAAAATGGTCTTAAATGGCGCCTTAATAGCCTCTAATAAAGCTTCTTCACCTATTGTTTTAGCTTTAACTGTTTCCGATGCGTTTAGTAGTGCAATACCACCCCCAGGTACAATACCTTCTTTAATTGCGGCTTTAGTTGCGCAGATAGCATCTTCTACCCTATCTTTCTTTTCTTTTAACTCAATTTCAGAATTAGCACCAACTTTTACAATAGCTATTTTAGCCGCTAGTCTCGCTAATCTTTTTTCAAGTTTTACTATTTCGTAAGGCTCTTTAGTTGTAACAAGTTTTTCTTTAATACCTTTTATAGTATCTTGAACCTCTTCTGAAACTTCTCCAACTTGTAATATTGTTTCTTCGTCTGTAGTTACACTTTTTATACAATTACCTAGGTATTGAGGATTAATTAAATCTAAATCATCTCCTAAGTCTTCGTTTATAATAGTAGCACCAGTTAGCATTGCAAGATCATCTAATGTTTCTTTTTTAGCTACACCATATGTTGGCGCATTGATAACATTAATCTTTAAATTACCTTTAACTTTATTCATTGCTAAAGTTGCAAGTACTGGTTGGTCTATGTCTGCAATTACAAGTAAAGACTTATTACCTTTTATAACAAACTCTAGCACGCTTTGAATTTGTCTAATATTATCAATTGGTGATTCAACTAATAATACATAAGGGTTTTCTAATTCAGCAACTCTTTGACTTTTGCTTGTAACAAAATGTGAGTTCGTTAGCCCTTTGTTGTATTGTACTCCGTCAACTATTTCTACTGCTGTGGTGCCATCTGACGATGTCTCCATCATAACCACACCTGTTTCATCAACTGCTCTAAAAGCATCACCGATTAGTTTACCAAGCTCTGCGTCATTGTTTGTTGATATAGTAGCAATTTGATCTATCATATCGCCGCTAACACCAACTGATATTGATTCTAAGTATTTAACTACTTTATCTACGGCATTGTCTATACCTATTTTTAAATCCCTTGAACTAATCTTATCAGCTACATTGTAAGCTTCAGTTAGTATAGAGTGCGCTAATACAGTTGCGGTTGTTGTACCATCACCTGCTTCGCTTACGGTTTTTCTAGCAGCTTCTTTTAAAAGTGTAGCCCCCATATTTTCTACAGGGTCTAATAGTATAATACTATCCGCTACTGTTACACCGTCTTTTGTTATAATTGGTCTTCCATTTCCATCTTCAAGCATCACACATTTACCGCTAGCCCCGAGCGTGGAGCTAACGGCTTTTGTGAGTTTTGTGATACCTTCAAATACTTTGTCCTTAGCTTCGTTACCGAAACTTAGGTTCTTGACAATTGCGTCTGACATAATTTAATTTGATTTGAGTAGTATTTTATTTAAAGGTTTTAACGACTTTAGGCCCGTCTAAGAATTCCAGCTTTTTAGCATAATGCTCTACTGTTGAATCAATAGCAGCTTCAGCACCAGCGACTGTTTCTCTTCTGGTTACGTCGTTCCAAGCATCTTCTTTTTCTAGATCTTGGTATTCGGTTTGAAAAAAACCGTTTGGTAATTGGGTGATTCTCCAGTTAGTTTTTTCGGCTATATGCCTCCATAACTTCTTGGTTTCATCGGTAATTTGTGGTTCACTACTCCACGAATGAGTGCGGTAAAAAAGTGTCATTGGTTTTGGTTTATTGTTAATAGTTATAAGATTACGTGTTTTTTGGTTTTTTTAAGTGGTATTATTAAGCAGTATATGTACCACTCGATGTATAAGTTAGTATTGTATCGCTTCCATCTGTTGTTACAGTAGGTGAACCTGTTGTAGTGCTAGAATAGTTTGCAGTTGGCATACGCAGAATAACTACTCCAGAACCACCCGATCCACCAATCCCCGACGCGTTGCTGCTGCCTCCGCCACCACCAGTGTTAGAGCCTCCGGAAATTGCAGTTCCTGTTGTGGTTCCGTTACCCCCACCACCAGCTCCCCCTGTCCCGGGGTTGCTGTTTGCACCACCTCCACCACCACCAGCATAATAAACAGATAATCCTGTTATAGATGATTGTAATCCAATTCCTCCATTTGGTGTTGAAGCATTAGCGCCAGCTCCTCCACCACCTCCGCCTTGATAAAAAGGCGATTGGTTACCGTCAGACCCAGCGTTGCCTTGCCCAACTGTTCCAGACGCTCCTGTTCCACTTGGCGGACCAGTTGCGCCGCCGCCACCACCAGAACCTCCGGAATTAGGCGGTACACCGTTTCTACTACCGGCTCTACCTCCGCCTAAAGATGTTGTTATTATCGCTGATCCTATTATGCTGCTATCTCCCCCGTTTAAACCTGGGGCATTATATGCTGTACCAGCATTCCCCCCTGCGCCAACAGTTATAGTATAGCTTTGATTTTTATCAATAATTGCTAATAATTCTAAATAGCCCCCCGCTCCGCCACCGCCAGCGTTGTCTGTATTTCCACCCCCACCTCCAGCAACTACTAAATAGTCAATTGAATATTCAGAAACAACTGTATCTAAAACCTTCCACTCTGTGCCATCGTATGTTTCCATAACATTATCAGTAGTGTTAAAGCGTATATATCCAGCTTCTGGACTTACAGGCCGTTCTGCAGTAGTTCCTTTAGGAAATACAGTTGCTCCTGTGTCAGATGCAAGGTCTAATAAATCCGGGTGATTTACTTTTGTAGTAGCCATACTATGCTTCTATAATTACTTCCTCCCAGTTAAGTATCTCCTCATTCCATTTGTATAACTTACCATCTGTTGGGTAAGGTACTGGAGAATCCCAAAGACAAGTGTCTTCGTTCAATGTCCAGCTGTTAAATGGTTGAGGTGGAATAAAAGCATCTCTTGTGGAATCGTAAGAGTAACCAATACCAGCATAGTTTTTTCTAAGTGCTTTAGATTGATCTTCGCTTGGCTCGTTAGTGTTAGGCTGATAATGCACTCCACCTCTTGTGTTATAAGAAGTCTGAATCCACTTTCCTGGACTATCGTCTACGAAGTTGTTAAAAAAATCTGCTTCAGCTACAATTACCCTTGTAACTATTCCGTTTGAAACTTTTGCAAAGTGTCCCATAGTATTAAATTAATTATGCGGTGTATGTTCCGCTACTTGTATATGTTAATATTGTATCTGTTCCGTCTGTTGTAACTGTCGGACTTCCTGTAGTTGTCCCGCTGTATTTTACAGTTGGCATTCTAAGTATTACTACTCCAGAGCCTCCAGCTCCTCCAGAAGCGTTAGTACCATCTTGTCTGCCATCTCCACCAGTCCCTGTATTTGCAGCGCCTGATGGTACTGGATCATTTGGAGATACTTCTCTACCACCACGACCTCCAGCTGCATAAGTAAAAGATGAACCTCCTTTTATTGATACCGCAAGACCTGGACCTCCCAATACAGTGTTACCAGATAAAGTTGTAGTGCCTGGACCTGCAGCGCCGCCGCCGCCTGCGCCATAACCACCCCCTGATGTTCCTTGACCTCCATCATATCCTTGACCAGCGGTTCCACTACCTGGCACACCGTTCGGAGGGGTAGCAGTTCCCCAATAAGAACGACTAGCACCTCCTGAGCCACCACTAGCTCCTGAAAAAAGGTTAGCATTAGCTGGAACATCAGTAGCACCACCACCTCCGCCGCCGATAGATGTTATTGTTGCAAAACTTGATGCAAGACCATTTGTTGATTTAACAGTCCCAGGAGTTACACCTCCTGTCCCGCCAGCCCCAATGGTTACATTGTAAGTGGTTGCTGGTTGTAACGTTAATGGAGCTTCCGCTGCTGCTCCACCGCCTGATGTCGATCCATAAGACGTTCTAAGTCCTCCCGCACCGCCTCCTCCTGCGATGTAAGAACCTCCACCACCACCACCAGCAACAACAAGAAAATCAACACTGTAATCAACTACTGGTCCTGTTGCAGTTATCTGCTTCCATTCAGTTCCATCGTAATACTCAATAACATTGTCATCGGTATTTTGCCTTGTCATTCCTTGAATAGGAGAAGTTGGTCTTTGAGCGGTTGTACCTTTTGGTAAACCTAACGCTTCGGTGCTTTCACCAAGCGCTAATAAATCGTTTGTTACTTTTGTTAATGCCATTTTTTTATTTAAAATTGATTAGCAAATGCCATATAGATGTAGGTGTTCCCTGCTAAAGCACTATTATTTCCGTTACCTGCATCAGTTGGTAAAGTAAACCCATTTGCTACAAGAGTAACCTCATCATTAGTTCCTGCGGATTGTTGTTCCGCAGAAGTGCTATTAGGAATTAATCTATATGTACTTCTTTTATTATCAAATATCTGCCAAGAACCCGTTGTACCTGTTCTTTTAATCATAACAAAAGCAGGGGTAAAATCTAAAGATATTGTTCTTGCACTTCCTGTCCCTGTATAACTACCAAATTTACTGAACCCTGCAACCTCTGCAAAGCAGTAGGCTATGTAGTTTTCGTTATTAGGCGAATTAACAGGAGATGTTGACCCAACCGTAAACACGTTTGAATTAGGACTCGTATTATTCCAATAAGCAGATGAAGAAACTGCTGCTGCCGTTTCGTTTAGAACTAGAAAATCTGTTGCTCCAATAGAGTTATGATAAACAGCCCATTTATCTACGTCATCTCTATTTTTAACAATAATCATTTTAGGTTCTGCTTCTAATCCGTGACCTATTGTTGAACCAGCGGTTCCATTACTATTATAACTAACAATACTAAAACCAGCAGCAGGATTTGCACTAACAACAGAAGGAATACTACCGTTACTGTTTATAGCAGGTATTTCTGCTCCTTTCCAACCCCAAACAACATAATCAACACCACTTTCATTATTTCTACTTGCATCTTCAATAAATCCATCATTTGTAAATTTAAGGTATTGAATATCTTGGTCTGCAGCCGTTGAATTAGTAACCAATCTAATTCCATCTCCTCTAACTGTATCATAAAGATTATGTGAATAAGCAAAATTTCTTGGCTTCATCCAAAGAAAATCTGGGTCAAATCCATAACCGCTAATAGTTCTATTTGAAGTTCCATCTCCTGTATATAAAACAATATTAAAACTGTCCTCTAAAGAAGGTTCTATTGTAGTAGGGTCAGCAGCAAATGCCATATAGATGTATGATTGTCCACTTCCATTAAATCCTGCGTCACTATTATTTATTTCAAAACCATTTTCTAAAAAACTCAAAGCATTTATGCCTGTTGATTCTGCATTAGATAGGTTTGCAAATAATCTATGGGTAGCTGGATTTGTTGTATCTCTTTTATTGTCAAGAATATTCCATTGACTTGCAAGGCTTGTACCCTTAATCATAACAAAAGCAGGCTCAAATCCTGTTACAACAGTATTACCACTTGCTCCTGTACCAACATACGAACCAAAGTTTGAGAAACCTTCTACTTCTGCAAAGCAGTAGGCTATAATATTAGTTGTTGCTGCCGTTACATCTTGAGTGAAAACACTATCAGTTGGATTAGTGTTTCCCCAAACAGTATTTGAAGTAGCTGCAGAAGTGTCATCTAATCTTAATCTTTTATCGTTTCCTATTTCAGAAATATAAACATTCCAAGCACCAGAATTACCTCTGTTTTTAGCTATAATTATATTTGGAGCAACCCCCAATCCGTGTCCTACGGTTGCAACACTTCCTGAACTTGTATAACCAACAACACTAAACCCTGCTTCTGTATTAGCAGATACTTGACTTGTTATTGTACCGTCTGTGTTTGTTACTGCTGCGCCTCCTGCTTTAAAGTTCCAAGCAACGAAATCGTCTCCATTAGAATTTGTTGTAGTTGCTGCACCTAAAGTAAATCCATTTGTATCAAACGAAGTCAAACTTGTAGCTGCTACGGCTTCTGCATCTGTATTGTTTGATTCTAAAAAATTAGCTACACCCCTTACTGAATCATAAAGCCTATGGTCTTTAGCTACATTTCTGCATTTCAACCAAACAAAATCTGGTTGGAATCCTACATCTGTAATAGGCAAAGTACCACCATTTCCTTCATACAAGACAGTATTAAAATGCTCACTTGGTACAATAGTAGGTGTGCAATATTCTTCTGTATATAAAGCCTCTACTTCGTAAGGTCTTAATGCTCTGTTGAAAAATCTTACTTGGTCTATTGAGCCGTTTGTGTTTTCAGTATTATTAAACCTTGCTCCCAAGCCGATATTTTGACTACTTTGAACTAAAGTTTTACTCATAGTTCCTTCGCTTGAACCATTAATAAATAATTCTGAAAAACCATTATTGTAAGTCACAGATATATGATACCAAGTATTAGCAACTACAGTTGTATTTGAAACTAAATATTCATAACTTGTATTATATATAACCCATATAATTTTACCAGCTTGTTGACCATTAGCGTTTAATGTTAATTCTATATTGTTTGGAACATCAAAATCAATTATTCTATATTGATTAGTTCCAACCTCATTTAATTTAACCCATAAAGAAAAACTAAATTGACCTGAAGGATTAATATAACTTGTGTTTATTGAAGATGGTAGTGTGATTAAACTACTACTCCCATTAAAAACACCTGCTTGACCAAACTCTCCCGCACCATAAGTAACATCTGTAGCAGTACCATCATAGTTCCCACTAACATCAGTAGCATCGCCATTTAATTGATATAAAGCTACACCCCCGCCATCTGGAAATGGGTTGTATAAATCTACTGTATTAGTGCAACCACCACCAGCGTTAGTGTTAATCAATTTGTTACCAAACATATTACTCTGTTATAGGTTCACCTAATAAATTTTCTTGAGAGAAAAAAGTGTGTGTGTATTTTAAAACTTCAACATAAGATGTTAAAGCTATTATTTGAGCTTCAAAATCATTTGCTTTATTTCTTATATCTGCTCTTTCGTATGCTACATCATCTGGAATAGCTACAGTTGTATCTGCTTTCCTAATAACATACCAGTCTGTTGCTTGTAATAATTTACCAGCTTCAGTATTTACAGCTTGGATTTTTGATTTCTTTAAAGCTTCAATGTCATAAACAGGTTTTGTTTCAATAACAACATCGTTTTCATCTTTAATCTCTGTTACAGCATTAAAATCAATATCCTCAACTGTATGAGTAAAGATTTTTTTAGCAGCATCAAAGAACATAGCTGACAAACGCTGTGTTTGGCTATCATAAGATGGTGTAACTACATCGTAGAAACCAAATGCTTTTGGATCTGCTACTTTTGTAAAGTTAAGGTGTAAACCGTTTTCGTCTTCCCAAGTTGATGGTAGACGCCTGTATGTTTTAATGTTACCGTTTATTTCTATTGCTTTCATATTATTGTGCTTGAGATATTGATAACCAGTAGTCACCTGATGCAACAACTGCTATTTGTATAAAGTTTGCAACAGTACCATCATAAGCACCATTTGTCACTTTTGACCCAACAGGAAACGTAGGCACAAAAGAACCAGTAAGCACTAAATCTTTAACCATACCAATACCATCATTTGAAAATGTAAAGGTTGTATCAGCTGTTAGGGTTTTATTAAACACCGCCGCTGCAGAAAAATCTATATTTGCTGCTGCTACTGCTGCTGCTGTTGTAAACTCTGTGCCTAATACGCCGTATTTTATTTTTGTTAGTGCCATATCTTATTAAGGTTTTACTGGTCTAGTGCCGTTTGGAAAATCTTGTTGAGCTGGGTAATCCCTTAGCTCTTGTCTGTAAGTCATATAAGCAGCGTGCTGTGGATGGTCAGTTAATGGAACGATAAAATCAGTTGATTGTAATTCTGAATCTCTCCAAAACTTTTCTTCAGCAGTTTTTTCTTCTAACGTTTTTATAGGGGCAGAGAATACACCATTAGCGTAGCTGTGCCCTATTGCAACTTCTTTACCTGTTACGTTAACCGTTTCTTCTGGTAAAGTTGCAGCAAACTCATCAGAGGCTACTATTATATTTTCTACTTTACCTTCTTTTATTATAGCTATTAAGTTTTCCATTTTTATTCGTACCATTTAATTAAACAATAACCTGAACCACCGTCATAATTGTAATATGAAGCGGAGCCAGAATTGGCTTTAGCTTGGGAAATTCCACTCCCGCCTCCGTCAGCCGTAGCACCAGCCCCGTAACCCAATGTGCCGCTACCTGCTGCGGTATTTTGTCTACTTCCCCAGCCAGCAGTGAGGAGATTGTATTGTGTATAATTTCCATTCCCACCCCCAGCAGTAATACCATTAAAAGTAGAATTTCCACCATTTGCAGCGCTTGTCGCTCCTCCAGCCCCTATAACTACTGGCAAAGAATTAGTAGAGGTCAAATACATTTTTTTCATTAAAACTTCACCTCCTGATGCGCCTGTGCTATAACTAGTACCAGTTCTTCCTCCTCCTCCGACTAAAAAAACCTCTATGTAACCTCCCGCATCTATTAATGCTTGAGATGGTGTAAATGTTCCCGAAGCATTAAATTCTTCAAACTTAGGTGTTAAACCTCCACCACCAGATGGAAAAAAATCTGTTAAATTACTCATATCTTATATTATTATTTTATAATCCTACTATTACCCATCCTTTTGTAGCTCCTGAGTAAATCAACTCAAACGAAGCTGAAGGTGTGTCTAAAGTTAAATCCGCTGCAGCACCCATTATCAAACTACCGTTTCTACCAAGTATACAAGTAGCAACACCTGATAAGTTACTTATTTTAATTGAATCACCATTTGCAGGCGACGCTGGTAATGTTAATGTTAAATCAGCAGTTAATACATATAAGTTGTTCTTGCTTGCTGTAGTACTAGCCGATATTGTATTAACACCGTAATTTACTTGTTCGTTTTGAACTAGTGATACGTTAGATATTATAATCACCTCTATTTCGTCACTATTAGCCGGGGCTTCAGAAAAAGATAAGGTTGTACCTACAATTGTAAATGTATCTTTGTTTTGGTATGTACCACTTACATATACATCCACAAAGTTAATACTAGAAGGTGCAACCGTTAACGTATAATCAGTTTGACTACCAGTTCCAGTAAAATCATTTCTTGTAATTGTATTAGCCCCAGGCGTTACATTTGAAACAACCACTGACATAACCTCAACAGATCCATTATTTGGCGGCGCTGTAGTAAATGTAAGTGTAGTACCAGTTATTGAGTACGTTTCTTTTTCTTGGTAAACACCAGCGATATAAACACTTGTGAACAATGTAGAGAAAGGCTGAACAGATAAAGTAAAAGCAACTGTAGTACCATCGCCTACAAAATCATCTTTAGCAATTGAACTTGAAGAAGATGCTGCAATAGTTACATTGTTACTACCGTCATCTGTTAAACTAATACCTGAACCAGCTACAAGTTTAACTGTATCAGTTGTACCAGTAGAAGGTATTAAGTTTAAATTAACATCGTCACCAGATTGAGCACTTGAATAATCATACGTTGTACCGGCTACAGTTACCCACGCATTATCTCCACGAAGGAATGTAGTTGAATCTGCGGTCCCAGAAGCCGATAGATCAGCTGTAAGAGTAGCTGCACCAGATTGCGTGGTATTAGGCGTTAGGGTTATGAAAGTGCCATTAGAAGCTGTTAATGAGGTTACACCGCCAGGAGCTCCATCCGATGCTAAAGTAATTCTACCTTGTTGGTCAACTGTTATATTGGCATTTGTATAAGCGCCAGGTGTTACCGCTGTATTAGCTAGACTTATTGTACCTGTTGTTGTTATAGTACCACCATCTAAACCTGTGCCAGCAGTTAAAGAATATAAGTTATCTTGATTTTGCCAATAGCCAGCAGTATTATTCCAAGCAAGTACTTGTTTGTCTGTTTGAGAAACAATACCTACGTCATGCAGTTCGTGTAATCCTTCGTTACCTTGAACCCTTACAAATATTTTACCATTTGTAGAGGCGTTTAATACTATTGCCGTAGATATTTTTAAATTTGGTGCTAATGGCTCTGTTTTAACAAAACCTCCAGGGTTTGCTGGATCACACCATAATACATCACCGTCTAAAAACGCATTAGTATTTATTTGATTAACTTCACCTTGTGTTACAACACGACCAAAGCCACCGTTTAAAACTTCTTCTTCTAATACACCAATAAAATACTTAGGCTCAACCGAACTATCAGCTATCATAGGTGCTATTAATATATGGCCAGAGTTACCATCAGTACCTACAGCCATACAGCCAGTACCCAAAGGTATTGTACTACCAGTTTCGTTTTTAACATCTATAAAAACAAAATTACTATCAGTGACGGTTGGATAAGCATCCGCTGAAACTATAGGATTGGCTGGATCTGTATTATCTACAGTTATATTTGTACCAGCTACAACACTTTCTACAATGCTTGAAGGTATAATATCACCTACTTTTAGGTTAACAAATCCATCAACAACAGTAAAGTTGTCTGTATCAAAACCAGCTAAACCTCTAATAGCTGTAGCTGTAGTACCAGCTGTAGCTAAATCAATATTACTTTGAACCGTAGTCCAATCAGTTAAAGCGCCTGTACCGGCAGCTAAATTTGTTTCGGCAATAAGTACATCACCAACTTTGACCGTTTCACCATAAAACGTTCCGTCCACTGTAACCGTATATGTCCAACCTTGAGTAACAGCTATTTGAGTACCTCTGCTATCAAGAACTGGTGTATTTGTAGAAGCATCATAAGCTCCTTGATATATTAGTCCTCCAACAACCGCATTGTCTACATATGTTTTAACTGCTAGTTGAGAAGGTACAACCGTATCTGAAGAAGATCCACCACCTAAAGCTACATCTTCTGAAACAAATTGTATATTTGCTGTAGATGTTTCAGCATAAGGTATTAACCCCGGAGCATTTACTGTAACATCGCCTAATCCAGTTATAGGACTTAATGTTATGTTATCACCAGCTATAAGAGATGTAACACCCCCTTGCGAAGTAGAATTTATTGTTACAATGCCAGTTCCTCCAATAGGAGATATTGATATATCATTACCAGCTACTATTTGAGTAACGCCTGAATCTGAGGATATATTAAACGTAGGGTATGTACCTGTAACAGTGGTATCACCGCTTCCAGTTATAACAACAGTTTGATCAGGAGCTGTATTTGTAATAGTCGAATTTCCAGTAGCATTGTTTATTGATATTCCTACACCAGCAATATTAGACAACACACCAGTATTACTAACTACTGGATCGGATGGATTAGTATTATTAACAGCAATACCAGTACCAGCATTTACAGAAGTAACAGTACCACCACCAGCAGGTACAGCCCACACGTTATCACCTCTTAAAAAGTTTGATGATGTTGGAGAACCAGCCGCAGATAATTGAGCTGTTATAGTTACAGCGCCGTTACTAGATGAGTTAGGTGTTAAATTTATATATTGGCTATCCTGAGTTGTAATTGTAGTTACAGGGGTAGACCATCTGTTATCACCTCTTAAATAGTTTGAAGAACCAGGTGTACCAACAGCAGAAAGGCTAGATGATATAGTTACATTGCCGGTTGCTGATAAAACAGGTGTTGAATTAACAAAAGTCGAATTAGAAGCAACAATTGACAACACTCCTGTGTTACCTAGCGTTATACCATTTGAACCATTGTCAGATATTGATATACCATTGCCTCTTAAAAGATTTACAGCGCTTATTGCACCTAAGTTACTAGTTAATACAATATTTGCATTTACTCCAGCTGCTTGACTAGATAAAGTATAGCCTCCTAATAAATTAGCTATATCACCTATATTAAAGGTTCTTGTTGGATTACCATCTACAGGCGCACTAGAGGTACCGTCATATGTAACAGTACCTATTAGTAAGTCTGAAGCCTTAGGCGTAGCCGTTGGATAACTATATATTATTGCCATTTTTTATTTTTAGTTAGTTTTTTAATTTTTGTATTATTCACAATTACCCACTTGTAATACTTCTCCTCCTGCAACTACTCTTATATAATTACCACTTGACATTAAGTAATATCCTGCTGCTAAGAACGTTGAACATCCAGATTCACTGTATACTATATCTCCAGCTACTGGATAACTTCCAGCTCCATTATGGTAATAAGTGTTTAATCCAATTGCTTCACATACCCCACTAAGGTTACTATTTGGACCCGCAGCAAATGATGTGCAGGTTGCTGAAGATTCTACAACACCTGAAACTGATTGCGTTATTGTAGTGTTTGAATTAGGTATTGTTCCGTTTATAGTACCAGTTCCGTTATTACTTACATTATCCACCCAAGTTGGCCCTGATGTAAATTCATAACCAGGATCAGTAGTTATAGTGTGTACAAATTGATATGAATCTCCTGGGTTACCTGTTATTGTAGCTCCAGGCGTTAAACTAGTTGTTGTAAATTGATTGTTAGTTACATTATTACTAAATGCT